CTATTTCTGTGAAGCCTCCAGCTTGGCCATGGCCTGATCAGCGAGTTGACCGCGTCCGCCGAGGTAATGGGCATCTAGAATGGAATCCACATCCCGCAGGCTGTGACCCGTGATGGACGCGATTTCGGCATTGTTGCACCCCGCCAGGGCCAGACGCGTAACGGCGGTGCCGCGCAGATCGTGAAACGTCAGCCCTTCTACACCAGCCTCCTTGACGGCAGCGCGCCACGACGCCCTGAAACCGTCCTCAGTCCACGGGCGTCCTCGCGTGTTGGTCAGAATGGTGCTTGCGATGGGTGCGGATGGATCCTTCTCGCGCCGATCCGCATCCTCCTTGACCTTACGCTTTTTCGACTCTTCGAGCATAAGCCTAAGGGGCTCCCCTACAGGTATGGTCACCCTGGCGCCAGTCTTTCCCTGTCGCAGCCGTAAGCGTTTTCCATCGTAAGTGGACCACAGCGCCTTCAGTAAGTCGCCTTCGCGCTGGCCAGTCCATAGGGCCATCATCAGTGCCATACGGATTGGCCAGCTTGATACGGCGGCGACTGCATCAATATCCTCGTCTCGCCATACCTTGTCGGCGCGATCTGCTTTGTAAAGGCGGCCTCCGCGCTCGCAAACATTCACTGTAATTCGCCCATTGTCCTTAGCGACGGACAAAACACGTGCCAATGTTACCCACGCGTAATCTGCAGTTCGCGGCTTGTCGGCCATGGTGTCGCGCCAACGTTTGAAGTGGCCTCTAGCAGAGGGGTGCTGTAATTCATCAAGGTTCATCAGGGCGATATCGTCTACTTCTATCAGCCTCAGATAGCGCTCATAACCGCGCCGGGATTTCTCTGACAAAGTTTTGAACTCAGAGGAATCGCGAAATTCGTCTACCAATGTGCGAAGGGTGCCTTCTTTTTTTTTCGATGCGGCGGCACACGCCTCTGCGTATGCCTGCTGAATTCGCGGATCCCCTGGCTGCAACGGCAGCCCATCTGGCGCCTTAAGTAAAGGGCCGCCCCGCCACGCATAAAGATAGACGCGCTTCTCGCCATTAGCGAGCTTCTTCGTTGCCCTCGCGATACCCTTAAGCACTACGCGCACGCTCCCTTAACCTCCTCTGGAATGGTGTGTCCTGCGCCAACTCTGACGCTGAAATACCTTGCTCCAGACCGGAAGCTTTATCAAGCCTAGCATCGATCGCCTTTTTGTCCCACCTTTTTGACCCGAACAACGGCGCAGGCATGTGACCGGCCTTCACCCATCCGTGGAACGTGGATAGGCTGACACCGCAATATGCGGCCGCCTCTTGTTTCGATAAGAGGCGCTGGCCATTATCATTATCCGCCTTCATTCAACTACCTCCCTGCGCAGGGCTTCGCGACCGGCTGGCGTGATGCGTCCCACCGCTCCACCACGCGGCAAATCGTAAACGCTGTGAACGAGAGGGGGCTCCATAAGCGCCATCTGGTACATCGCTTGCTTCCGGTCCCTATCTTTGATTGCCGCCATCGGATACCGGTCCAGTGTTTCGAGGCAGGCTCGTTGTGCTTCCGTCAGCTTCATTCCTTCCCTCCATTCAGCGGAGAGGCGGTGAGCATGGCGTGGTAACACGCCAATTCGCGGGCGTACTCGTTAGCGAAGCATGCTTCTATGGTTTGGCCGCAAACACCGCTGGTTCTTGTCTTACGCATGGCCTCACGGGCCGCATACACCATGTCTTCGCTCGGCTCCTGTAGCGCCTCGTAGATGGTGGAGATGGCGGCGCGGGCGGTATCCTTCGCAAGTTCCTGCGCCGCATATGCTCTGGTCAACTTGAACTGTTCGGGGCCCTCCAGGCGATAGTGTGCCGGCGTCAGATCGAAAGCCCACGGCGTAACTAGACGCGCCACCGCCTCTACCAGTTCGTCATTTGTCATGGGTGGATTCCTCAAACCAATCGCGTACATCTTTCGGCTTCTCGAAAGTGCGCCCCGTTATCCGGCGTTCGTTCGCATCGAATGCGCCCCATTTGTCATTCGACATGCGAAGGGCGAACGCGACGATTTCCCCGTCCTTGGTTATCCGGTAAGCGTCTTTGTTAAATCGTTCGGTCTTAAGCTTCATCGCTCGCCTCTTTTGCCTTGAGGATTGCTATGATCAGGGCGATGGCGAGATTTGCGGCGGCTCCCTCGAAGCGCGAATGCGGATTTAGTCTGTCTACAGCCGCATGGTACGGCGACCTTAAGTGGTACACCCACCCCGGCAACACCCTCTCCGCCAGCGCTACGGCGGCGTCTATGGAGGCGGTGAGTTCGGGCACACGAAGGCTGTTCATGAGCACATAAGCGCCGTCCCGCTGTATAATCAGCGTCTCGCCCTTGATCTGCTTACGGGTTGCTTGAAACCACTCTCGATCCTTGCCGGGGAAGCGAAGGCCCAGATTCCACGATGGTTGATCGTCAAGCCGAATATAGCCGATAGGGCCGTCATCCTCCTTGTGCTTTCCGACCGGCGTGGCGAATAGATCAAACATGATCTCCGCATCCAGCTCCCTATCCGGGCCGCTTGCCGCCTCCAGGCGCGCTATGAGGTCAGCGTATTGGGTCACCATAAATCCTCCGAATATAGTTCGGGCCTTCCGGCAGTGTTGCGTAGGAGCTGGCCGGCCTTGTACGCGATGTAGTAGCCTTCAACGCGATTCACGAAGCGGCCTTCGGATGTCAGGAATCCTTGCTTCTCCGGGTGAACAAGAGCGTTCTCGAAGCCCATTACCGTTGTCATGGATTGCAAAATGGTGTGATGACGCGCTGGTGGCGGCAGACTGATGGTTGCGCCGTGGTAAACGGCGGCAGCAACGATACGTTCGCTCACTTCCCCGCCTCCTCTTCGGATAGCCGGCGTATGGCGGCGGCAACATTCTCTGCCGCCATGAAAACAGTGTCAGACCGTTCACCGAATTTCCGCGCAAACTCTTTCGCATGTTCTGGTTTTATCGATCTGCCACCATGTTTCCCGGTGGTGATTGCCTCGATGTAACCATCACGAATATCTTGCAGATCGTACGCTTCGCTTTCAGCGCATGCTTGTCCCGTCCGCGCACACCGCTCTACCGTAACCGGGTCGATATCGTCGGGGCCGAGGATGCGGTAGCCGGCAGCGGTGAGACCTGATAATAGAAGACCGGCTCCGATATCGACGTGGTGAACGCCCATATCCTTCAGTTTTTTTGCGATGATCTCCCGCGCGCTCATGTATCCACTCCCTGTGCATCAAGGGCTTTGAGGGCGGCGCGGGCAGCATTGTGGCGTTCAACGCACCAATCGTAGAAAATGACGGCTGGTGACGCACCTGCTGCGCAGAGAAGAGTGACTGCACCGGCCATCCATTCGAAAATGCGGTCGATTGCGTAAAATGGCCACGCGAACGCGATTATTGCGGTCTTCCCTGCCACTCGATAAGCAATGCACTTAGCTTCCGTCAGCTTAGTCATCGCCACCTCCTGCCGTGGGGGCGACGGGGAGCACCGAGAGATAGGAATGCTCCGAAGCGGGGCCGAGGTATGTAGAGCCGTCTTCTGGATATTCGGTGCACCAGCAGTAAAAGCCAGGGCCTGAATGACCATCGCGGATGAACTCGACCGTCATGTCAGTTTCATCGCCGCCGTACTGCTCAACAAGGTTCCGTGCATTCTCTAGAGAGAAACCGTGTAGTTTTGGGCCGCTCGGCACCTGTGCCGGCTCGCCTGCCGTGAGGGCGGAGAGGATGCGTTCGCATAGGACACGAGCCTCATCGGCGGTGATCTTCCCTTCGGGCTGGATCGTCCACCTTCCGTCCGCGCTTTCGATACGCCACCGCTTTCCGTTGGTGTGCTCGATGTGCGCCTGCACCGGCCCGCTCGGCTGCGGGGTGGGGTGGGCGTAGACTGGCTGTTCTGACCAAGGCTGCTTTTCGTCTGTGTAAATCCATCCGCCCTTTGGGCCTCGATGCCTCCACGCCACCGGCTCACCATGGGCGAGCGCGGCGGTGACGGCTGTGACCTCACGGGCGACGAAACGATACCTCTCCTGATCTTTATCACCGATCTCACACCACGGAACCCTGCGTAAGCCTCCGTTACCCGCTCGCTTCCATTCGGCTTGCCATATGCATTCAGCAACTACCTCAACCATCTCATCCGTTATTTGCATCGGTACCCTCCATCTTCTGCATAAGGGCGCGCGAAGCTGTTTCGGCGGCATGCAGCCAGCCAAAAAGCCCGCACAGGAACGAATAGCATTCGCTGCGCAAATCCTCGTCGCCTTCGCCAGCAATCCATGCGCTACCGGTCCAACCTTCTAATTCCTTGCGCTTTTCAGCCCATTCGTCTGGCGAACCAAGGGCATCCATCGCCTCGGCAAGCTTGGCTTCGAGGACGCTGACTTTGTGCTGGCCGAGAACTGTACCCTCAAGGTATCTATCGCAGTCCGCCTCCAGCTCCTTGATGCGGTCTTGCTGGGCGCGGAGGGCGGCAAGCGCCGCTGCCTTGGCGGTAAGCCACTTGCCGTTAGTGGAGGGAAACGTGCATGGGGCAACCCGATGCGCGATGTCCTCTGCCGTTGCGATCAGCGCCTCTGTGTCCTTGTCGGTGGTCATGGGCTTTTCGGGCTTATCCCTCATCGCCTAAATCCTCCATTTCCAATTTGATGCTGGCCCACGAATGTAGGAGAGAGGCCCATTTTTCATAATGATCGAGTGGAGCGCCGTCAGCCATGTCGGATAACTGCTGCCCGAGTTCCATTAGTTCGCCATACGTCATTTCGCAGATCGTTTTGGCGATGACGAGGAACGGATTCTCTTCGTGTTCTGTGGTGGTGCTCATGACTGCTCCTTGTCGTAGGTGAGGATGCGTTCAGCAACGGCATTGCACCCATCTCGAAACCGATCAAAATCGACGGAATAGCCGCCGATGCGGTCATTCATGAATTTGATGGCATCATGTCCGCATTCTTTTGCTATCTCCGCCGCGCGCTGGTCGCGGGCAAGGAGGGCTCTCGCGACATCAACGATGTGCTGCGCATCATCTATGCGCGTGCCGCCACTGCAGGATGGCTGGCACAGCTCCCTCGCCTCACGCATGATCTCATCTGGGATTTCAGGGGCGGTCATGCCGCAGCCCTCCACTCCGGCGCCTTCTCCAGGTCAATCGCGACACGTTCCAGCGCTATGGCTTGCGCGCTGTGGCGCGCTGAGCCCCTGCGGTTCCGGCGTGCGGCTTCATGGTTCCAGCGAGCGGCATTGCGAAGGACAACGATGTCGCCGGAGGTGGCGACATTGGCGCCGTCCCAAAGTTGCTCGGCCACGTTGCGTAGTTGCTGCGCGATCACGAACCGCTGCTTAGGCATGTTGCCGCGGCGTGCCAAGGATTCGTGATACTTGGCCACATCAATGATTTGCTGCCGGGTGATGCCCTGCGCCTCTGCCTGCTCCGCAGAAATAACGTCCTCGCAAAGCGCGGCGGGATGGTTGTCGTTTGCCGTGGGCCGCGGTTCATGGCGGCGCGTTTCATTGGTGCGGTTATTACGAGTGCCGTCGTTAAAAGTGCCATCGTTAAATGTGCGTTTCATAGGTATCTCCTCATGGTGGTGGTAGTGGTGAATGGTGGTGGTTATGCTACCCATCGCGCGCCATGCAAAGCCCGGTTGGCGTCGACTTGCGACTGTGTGTTGGTGTTGGCCGCTATGCGCTCGCGGCGGCTTGCCGCGCACGAAGTGGGTGCGGTGGTTGATATTGGCAATAGTGCCGTCAAGGTCAAAAATGACCCTCATGACTCTCTCCTCTGGTGATGCTTTAAACGATTAGGAATGCCTGCAGGGCGACCGGTTATTCAGCGTGCGCCGTCTGTTGCGTGTATTCACGCCAAATCCCGACGCGCAGACAAAAGTCGGCTTCGTCCTGGATCTCGTCCACGAGCCAGACGGCAAGCTCGAGCGCTGTGCCGTCCTTGTCGTTGACGACGTTGGTCGTACCGCAAGCGAGGTTCTGCGCCTCCAGAACGACAGCCGTCTTAATCTCCTGCGGCATGTCATCGGCAGCGATGGCCGAGCCGATAGCGATGGCGCTCGTCAGGGCAAGCACAGTGGTGCGAATGGTCTTGAGCATTGTGGTGGTTCCTGTGGTGGTGTTGAACAGGTGTGACGCTAAAGGCATCGGGAAGGCGGCGCGGACGCCGGAAACCGGAGGTCTTTCAGGCGGCATCCATATTGATCTTCGGCGTCTTTGATTTTCGGATGTCGTATGACTGCATATCGAACAGACGCCTGTTCTGCAGGAGAGCCCATCCGTCTGGTGAAAGGGCATGACGACGGTTGATGTGCATGAACTCGTACAGGGCGATGATGTCGCTCGCGCCGTGGATCACGCGGGCGAAGAAATACGAATACCGATCCGGGAAGTTGATGGCGTGCTTGTATCCATCGGCGTCGTCACTAAAACGCTGCTGGCGCCTCTTGAGCCAGTCAGCAACGTCCTTAGCCAGTTCATCGGTGATGTATTCGCAACCGAGATCGTTATAGCGATTTGAAACGTATTCTTCGAAGGCGCGACGTTCTGCCTCCTCAAAGTCCCGTTCCGTTGATCCAAATCCAATTGCAAAACCCATCTTCATCTCCATCCGTTAAAGGCATCGGGAAACCGCCCTGTGAGGCGGAAACCGGAGGTCTTTAGGCGTGGATTACTTCTGCGTCTTCGGGGAGATCTTCACAGGGCTCGACACGAAGCATTGAGGCTGGCACGACGCCAATGTTCTGAGAGAAAGCATTACGCGCCGACGCTTCGTCTGCTGCGGCGATGAAAATGGGATCTTCCTCTCCATCGACTGTGTTTGTGAACTTGAAAAACGTCATAGGTCTTCTCCTTTAGTTTTACGCCGCGCGCGTTAGATTTCGCGGCTTCTGCGGAATGACTTCGTATTCGTGAAATCCGGTCAGTTTGACGCTGTACGTTCGGTAATGTTCAGGGCTGCGCAGGTCGGCTAAGCCACAGTCAACAGCAGCCGCATGAACGGCGTGCTCCAATCGGTTGACGTGAAAAGCCTGCCAGTTCAGGTCAACAGTTGCTTTCTGGCGCGCCTTTTGCCCTTCTGCGACGAGCGCCTTGTCAGAGAGCTTCGCCATCTTCCGGCGCTCGTCTCGCAGGTTTTTCACCGCGTCAAACAGAGCTTCGACATCTTCGAGGCGCGCGACCATCACGCGAACTCCCAATCAGCAGCGAATGCCGTTCCGACGTTGCGCAATGGGATCGTGAAGATCGCGCCTTTGAACTTGCGGTGTTTCGATTGAGAGAACGGAAGGCCTGAATCCTCAAGCTTATGGCGAATTATCGGAACCATTTCTGGATGATCACCGGTGACGAGAACCTCTACAGCCCGGTCACCGTCCATGACCGTCAAGCCAGTGACTTGGTGAACTTTCGTTTTGATCTCGTGCAGTTTCATCTCTCGTTCTCCCGTTGGCATCAGCGGCCTATGGGAATCACAATATGCGATTTCGCCTATCAAGTCAAACAAAAAATGCGCTATCGCGTTAAGCGAAGGCGCATTTTTATTGGGGAAATAATAGAGACGTTACGGAGCAGACGCCGTAAAGAACCGAACGATTCCCGTGATCGTCACTTCCTCCGCCACGCCATCATTATATGCCACTGGCGCCTGATGCTCAGGATGATGGGACCTGGGCCAGAGCCATCGCGTGCCATCTTCGTTGACGACGTACTCTTTTAGAGTCGCCTCATAAAGTCCGTTCTTATTGCGGCGCTGAACCAGGACGTGCTGCCCACTCTTGGGACGCTTGCCCGTGGATATTGTAGGCTCCACAAACACTAATGTTCCATCGTGGTAATACTTATTCATGGAGTCCCCTTTGACCATGAAACCCTCAACATAACAATTCTCCAATCCAGGCGGCGGCGTGACTGGAACTGATACTTCATCAGCCCATTCAACAGCTTCACGCCATACACCGGCCTGCAGTTCTCCGACTATACGCACCTGCTTTACGGGGCCGCCAGCGCCCATCGGCACTAGGTTCGGGCTTGACGGGTTTAAAGCACCTGAGAGTTCAAGTATCCTAACCGCGTGCTTACCGGCTGGCGCGTTTTCCCCGCGCTCCCATTTAGAATAGCGTCCCTGTGATACCCCAATCTTGTCCGCGAACTGGGCTTGCGTGAGTCGCAACTCCTCGCGGATTCGCTTTAGCGTCTTTCCATCTAGTTCCATATATATTCTCCCTGCGGGCATTGTCGCCCAGAGTTCCGTGACATGACGCCCCCGTCTCACGAAAAGCCGTAATAGGAATATGCACTTACGCCTTTTTGTGCGCCGTGTCAAAGCACAGATGGGGATTAGATATGCGTTTTCGCTTGACAAAAAAGGCGAAAACGCATAATAATTCGGGTGTAGTTAACGAATCGAGCACGGCTTCCGAAGCGCGATCACTTCAAAAAAACACCACAGCGACAAAACCCACCAGCGAGGAGTACCTGGTTTTGAAAACGAAAGAACGTGCCTGCGCGTTGCGGGCCGACGGGAAGTCTTTTGCCGCAATATCCACCACACTTGGTATCAGCATGCAATGGGCTTACAAGTGCGCGTCGGGAATTTCCCCAAAGGCGCCAGAGGAAACGCATCGTAGCGTAGTTCGCTACGGGGCGCATAACGGCGGCTGCTCCACGATGAGCGGCATGATGCCGGTTTCGGTTCAAAGGATTCCAACACTAGACGGAGTAGCGGCATGAGCGAGGGAGTTGATGTCTTTGAATTTGACATCGGGGAAAAGGTTCGCGTGAACCTTACAGGAAGGATCATTGGTCGGTCTGAGTTCGCCAAGGGCGACCCCTGCTATCTCATTGAGCACAAGCGCAAGGGGAAGATCGTTCAGGAATGGGTTGTTGCCGACAAGTTGGAGCCTATCGAATGAGTGACCATTGCGAAAATTGTGACTGCATCCGGGAAGGGGACGTGGTCGAGCACAGGATGAACACCAACGTGTTCGGCATTGTGATCGGCTACTCCGGTTCCCTCGTCTCCATTCGCGTAAGCCCAAGTCTGACGACGTTGCATTTCCATGAATGGGAACTCCGCAAGGTCGAAGGCGATGAATACGACGGCGGAGAAACGGCAGAAGCGCAGCCAATAAACGACAACGTTATTGATTTCACCAAGGCGGTGGATCTTCGGAAAGCCAAAGCGAAAGGGGCTGCGTGATGGGTAGGTATAAGATTGGCGATCGTGTGCGTCTGGTAAAGGACGGCGTATCAACGACTGGCGCAGTCGGTAAGTTGGCGACCATCGACTCGTGGGATGGACGGGTGATGAGCGGGAAGGATTATCTTCTCAAGATTGACCCGCCTTACGATTACAAGACTCTGTCGGTATCGCCGGAATACACTCGCGCCACCGAAGATTGCTTTGTTGCCGTTGCGGATAGCAACAGCAACGAGAGTGGCCTCCGCATCGAAGCCGGCAAGTACTACCGCACCCGCGACGGGCGCAAGGTGAGGCCTATGGTGCGAGATGGAAAGGCATGGACGCCAAATAACGGTCGCCATTGGTACAATGGTGACGGTACACGTTATTTTGGCGAAGACGACGGCACCGTCATTGTAGCCGAGTGGCCCACCGAACCAAAGCGCTACTCTTCCTGCGAAGCGGCGCAAGTCGACGTGCAGCGCGAGGAGTACGGGCCGTTTGGTGCGGCGCAGCCTACGACGCGCAAGTTCACATGGCTGGAGGAGCAGGTGCGATCCGGTCGCATGTCCATCAATGATGCTCGGCGTCATGTAGGCCTCGACAGCGCCCCCGCCATCGTCGCCCGCATTGACAACGGCCAGCCGAAGCCGGCGACGAGGCCTTACGTGCACCCCAACCGCGCCAGCGCAGAGAAAGAGGCTGCTCGACTGGCTAAGGCAAATCCTGGCCGAGAGTTCGGCGTGTACGAGTTTGTTTCTTCTGCCAAGGAAGAGCGTGTGTACGACTACGAATGGCAGCGGTTGGCGGCGACCACAAAGCCTGCACCGTGGGCCGGAGATCCCGCGGTCTCGTCTCTTATCAGTTTGACCGGCATGAGTGAGAAGTCGGCAACCTTGGCTGTTGGGCAGTTTCGTAGGGAAGCCGCCTAACCCTAACCACAACCAACCACCAACCCGCCGCCTGTGCTTACGCGCAGGCGGGAAGGAGGGAATGTGCTTTCAGTTGAATCGCAAATAGGAATTGGATGTTTCTTTGCCGCCATATTGTTGCTGGCAACAACCTTGGCGGCATGGATTACGCACGTCGTCATCTGCATCAAGACGTCAGCGTGGATACTGCTAGCGTTCGGCTGCTTTGTGGCACCCGTTGGCGTCATTCACGGCATCGGCGTTTGGTTCGGGGTGTGGCCATGATCCCCCACGACAAATACGATCCATACCTGCACGGCGAGCTTGCGCCGATTTCTACAGGCAATGGATCCGCAAATATAGCTCGATGCCTTCTGCTCACCGCTGGCGTTCTAGTCGCCATCGGCATCGCATTCAGCTTTGTATTCTGGAACCTTGTCCTTCCGTACTACGGATTGATGTACCTGTTGGGACAGTGAGATGCGGACAAGCCGCCACAACTGCGTAGACACAGCTTTCCCCATGCCCCCACACCTTATCGGCTGGCTCGCAATGCTGGCCGTAGTCGCAGCCATTCTTATCACTCATTAGCTTAGGAGACATAATGGCTCTTTCACTTTCATCACTGAAATCCAGCAAGACCACCAACCCGCCTATCGTACTGCTTTACGGCGTGGACGGCATTGGCAAAACCAGCCTTGCGGCGGAGTGGCCCGATCCGCTCTACCTGCCGACGGAAGGGGAGCGTCCGCCGTCTGATGTTGATATCGCCACGCCAGGCACAATTGAAACATTTGGCTCGCTACTCGACATCTTTGGCGAACTTCTCACCGAGGAACACAACTTCAAGACCGTCATCGTGGACAGCCTCGACGGACTGGAGCCGCTCGTCTGGAGCGCAACCTGTGCTCGGCTCGGGGTGAACTCTATTGAGGATCCTGGCTATGGGCGGGGGTACGTTGAGGCAGATGCGGAATGGTCGGAATATCTTTCTGCTCTTGGAGCCTTGGCGCGCGCAGGCATTAACGTGGTCCAGATCGCTCACCCTGAAATCGTGCGCTTCGACAGCCCGGTAACGGATCCATATTCGCGCTACCAACCCAAGCTGCACAAACGCGCCAACGCCCTTGTACGGGAGCGCGCCGACGTTGTGGCCTTCCTGAACCGCCGCGTCTCCATCAAGGAGAAGGAGGTTGCGCGCCAAACGAAGGTCTCACACGCTGAAGGTGGTAAAGAGATTCTGGTTCATCTCAATGAAGCAGCAGGCTTCAACGCAAAGAACCGTTACTCCATGCCAGACAGCATCAAGTATGTGAAGGGGCAAGGGTATGCGGACCTGTCGAAGTTCTGGACGGGCGCCAATGACAATCAGCAGAAGGAGGCGGCGTGATGGGGTGGCCGCAGATTACGGTAATAATCCTCATGTCGCTTAGCCTCGGTACTACCGTGGCGCTGCACGGCAAGCCACGTACACCTACAAGCTTTCCGGTTGCCGCAATGGCAGTGGCTTTGCACGCCTGGCTTCTCTGGGCCGGCGGCTTTTTCAACTAACCATCACCACAACCACCACAAGCCATAACAAGGAGTACCTAAATGGCGCAACTTGGCCAGCGTTTCGATGCAACCGCACACGACACCACGCAGAGCGATTATTCAGAACTTCCGAACGGTATTTATCGGCTTGAAGTCGAAGCCAGCGACGTGACGCCCACAAAGGACGGCAAGGGAACCATTCTCAAGACGACCATGGTGGTCGTCGCGCCGGACGAATACGCGAAACGTAAACTGTTCACCAACTACAACCTCGAAAACCCGAGCGCCCAAGCGCAGGAAATTGGGCAGCGCCAGTTTGCCGCCCTCTGCCGCGCCATTGGCGTGCATGAGGTGGAGGATTCCGAAGATCTGCACTTCCGTAGCTTCACGGTTAAGGTAGGCCTCGGCAAACCTTCAAAGGATGGGCAGTATCCGGCTCGCGCTGAGATCAAAAAATACTTCTTCCCAGATGAGGGCGATCTTCCTGAGCCGGCGATCGATCTGGAGCAGCCTGCGGCCGCTCCACGTCACGCCAACGACAACCGCGCCCCGGCCGCAAATGACAATCGTCAGGCTGCACCAGCCGCTGCGGCGACCGGGAAAAAGCGGCCTTGGTAATTCAGTGACGGAATAAGACCGTGCCTGTTGCTGGCGCAGCAGGCACGCTCAATCGATTATTAAGAGGAGATATGTATGGCTTATGAAGCTGAGCGCAAGCAAGTCTTGGCGGCAAGCCCGCTGCGATTTGACGGCGCATTTGTCGCTGGCGGAGCGGTAACGAGTGTCTTTACCGGATCAAAGATCAACGACACCGATGTCTATTTCAAGTCGCGGCGCGCGTTCGAGACTGGCGTCTTTCAGGCTTACGAGGAGGGGCTTTGGTGTGTCGCGGCAAGCAAGCGCGCGGTGACATTCGCCGACAGGAGCGGCAACATAGCGCAATTGATGCACTTCGACTATTTCCCGACCGCCGAAGACATTTTTGCGGCGTTTGACTTCACGATCGTCATGGGTGCGCTTGATTTGGATGCCGGTGAGAAATCGCACTGGGATGGCGCTCGCCTCGTAAAGAGCGGCTCGCCGCACCCCGACTCCGGTTTCGTGTTTCATCCCGATTTCCTGAAGCACAACAGCCAACGATTCCTGAAATTCAACGCAGGAACGCGATATCCGCTCGCTTCTGCCACTCGCGTCCTGAAGTATCAGCAGCGCGGCTACACCATCGGCAAAGGCGACATGATGAAAATCGCACTGGCGGTACGTGGCGTAAAAATCGACTCGTGGGAAGATCTGAAGGACCAGATCGGAGGAGCATATGGCGATAAGGTTGTCCTCGGAAATGAGGACACGCCATTCACGCTGGATGCGGCAATTGAAGCGCTGACCGTCGAGGACGCTGAAAGCGAGCCGTGGGTACAGGCTGCCAACGACACCATGCCAGGCAACGCGGAAGACCTGTTGCGCCACATCGCAAACTTGAACGGCGTGGAGTACATCGCACCTGAACTTGACGAGGATGGCTGGCCTAAGGCTGCCTAACAATACCCACACAATAAAAAAGAGGCGACGCCCAGTACAGACGTCGCCTCTCAAACACCACTACATCGCAGGCCACCACGCCCACGAGGAGTACTTAATGCTGATAAATCGCACCAAGTTGGGGCAGCTTCTACAGCAAGCTTCAAAAGTTGTCAACACTCGCAACACAATCCCGGTGCTGGCCACGGTCAAGCTCGTCGCAGACGGAAACTCACTCACCGTTACTGCCACAGACCTTGATATCGAAATCACGGCCAAAATGGATTGCTCCGGGTCGCTGTCGGCCTGTATCGATGCCAGGCTGCTTTCTGGCATAATTGGGAAATTGAGTGCGAACGATGTCGAAATCGAAGTAGACGGCAACACCGCTGTCATCAAAGCCGGTCGCTCTCGGTTTAAATTGCCCGTCCTTCCCGTCGAAGACTTCCCGACCATGGATGTGGGGCAGTTCGATGCGGAGTTTGAGGCTGACCCATCATCGATTTTCGGGCCGGTTGCCTTCGCCATGTCGATAGAAGCGGCGCGCTATTATCTCTGCGGCGTCTACCTACAGCCCACTGCGGTGACGGCCACCGATGGTCATCGTTTGTCGACTGTATCGATCGACCTAGGCGCAGAGTTCGAGCCGGTAATCGTACCTTCTGCCACCGTGGCGGTCGCGCCGAAGGGCAAGACTACGGTTCGCGTTTCCTCTGGCAAGATTCAATTCAGCACAGGCGAAACCACAATCACAAGCCGCCTCGTGGACGGCAGCTATCCGGACTATGAGCGGGTTATCCCTCGCGGCCAAGAAAATACCGCTGTGTTCGATAACGCCGAACTCAAGGCGGCGGCAGAGCGTGTGTCTGTTGTCTCCATCGATAAGACGCCATCCATCAAGCTTGCCTTGGACGGCGAAGAAATCGCTGTAACGGCCCGTGCGATAGAGGCCGAGGCGGCCGACATGGTCAAATGCGCCTATGACGGCCCGGCGCAGGCCGTTGGGTTCAACGCCAACTATCTGAAGGATGTGCTCTCAGCGCTCCCCGCGGGGGAGGTGCGAATGGCGGTCGGCGATTGTAACGGCCCTGTCGTGTTCGTCAGCGATGCGGCGCCGGAACAACGCATTGTGCTCATGCCGGTGAGGGTAGGGTGATGGGTAAGCCCCGAAAGACCATCGAAGATGTAATCTGCGCCATCCAAGAGGCGCTTGATATCGCGGAAGAAATAGGCGACGCGGGCGAAGATGGATATGACCAAGACGCTCGTCAGGCGGCAATAGACGCAATTAGCATGATTAGGCGCGGCGCATACGACGACGCGATTATCACGATTCAACGTGAGTTCCTACCGAAGTGGGCAGATCAAGCCGATTGCGAGGCGGCTTACAAGGAGGCGATGGGGTGATGAGCAAAGAAGAAAAGAAGTACGTATGGATGGTTGATGTCAATCGCATGTCTGCGCTGAAGGTCGTCTTCTCTAAGCCGGTGACTAGGGACGAAGCCATAGGCGTATATCTGGACGGGGATTATGATGACATAATTGACGAGGAAGACCATGGCGTTGAAGTAGTAGGAGCTCACTAATGGCGCCTCTTCCAAAGCCCCAAGCCTCCACGGTAGGCGCGATTTACCGCGCCTACGAGGCCCGCAACGAACAGCGAGACGGAAAGACAATTCCTGTCTCGCAACTAGCGGAGGAATGCGCCCGCAAGCTGTTCTATGACTTCCGGTGGATATCGCCCCACGAAACCATACCTGGCCGCACGCTTCGCATTTTCGAGACAGGCGTCATGGAGGAAAATCGCTGGATTGAAAACCTGCGAATGATCGGATGCGAGGTCGTGGACCGCGCACCGGATGGACGTCAAATCCGTGTTGACCTGTGTGGCGGCCATGTCGGCGGCTATCTGGACTGCGAGGTTCTTGGTATTCCAGAGGCGCCTAAGACATGGCACGTCGGCGAAATCAAGTCGCACAATCTAAAAAGCTTCACGGATCTTAAGAAGAAGGGGTTGAAAGAAAGCAAACCGCTCCACTACGGGCAGATACAGACCTACATGCACGCTCGCGGTCGCGATCGAGGCATCTATCTCGCCGTGTGCAAGGACAATGACGAACTGTATGCGGAGCGAGTCCATCTCGATACTGAATACGTTATTCGGCTTCTGGCCAAGGCGGCACGCATTGTTCAATCGCACGAGCCGCCGCCAAAACTGCATGACGATCCCACGGCCAAGATGGCGTTTGCGTGCGGCTGGTGCAAGCACAAGCCGGTTTGTCACGAAGACGCGTGGCCACGATCGAATTGCCGGACGTGCCTATACAGCAGCCCAGAGGAGGGCGGAACGTGGAGTTGCGCCAGGTTCAACAAACCGCTTTCGCTTGATGAGCAGAGGGCGGGATGCCCTGCCCATCTCTACCTCCCCAGCCTGATACCAGGCGAGCAAATTGATAGCGACGAGGGCGCGGAAACCGTCACCTACAAACTCCGCACCGGCCGGATTTGGATTGATGGCGCGGCGAACGACAACACCCCCACCGAAGAAGTAGCAGCATGACCACCACACGCATCATCCCACCCAAAGCCGCGAATGATAACACACACCCAGTCCTGCAATGGACGCGTCTGCTGCACAAGGTGGCGCGACGTCTAGAGCCGCGAGCACAGGACCGGGAGGATCTGGTGCAGGAGACGATTGCCATGTGCCTTGAGCGTTGGGCGTCGTACAACCCGGCTGAAAGCCTGCCGGGATGGCTGATTTTCAACATGCGGGAGTGCAGAGCAAACCTGCGCCGACAGGGTAGGGTGCGCACGACCAGCCTTGAGGACTGCTTCAGTCACCCGTCCGAGCCACCGCGGCAGCATCATACAGCAGAGCTATCGCAGGCCATGGACCGGCTCGGTACCCGCAACGGTTCGTTTCTGCTGCGGTTCGCAATGGGGGAAAGCACGCCGGACATCGCCGCGGAGACAGGTCTTTCAAAACAGCGGGTGCACCAGATCATAAAGCAGGAACGAAACAAGCTGGAGGCGGCTTGAATGATACAACTTCGCGACTATCAGCGCGCCGCCATTGACGCACTCTATTCGTACTGGGCTGAAAAGCCCGGTTCGCCGCTCATTGTTCTGCCGACCGGATGTCACGCACCCGGCACCCGAATCCTGATGTATGACGGAACTACGAAGCCTGTAGAGCGGATCGCTGCCAACGACAATGTTATGGGGCCAGACAGTAACCCGCGTCGCGTGATTAGAACAATATCGGGTCGCGAGATGATGTATCGGGTTACGCCTAAGAAGGGCGACCCGTTTATTGTGAATGAGAATCACATTCTCTCGCTCAAGACAACGAGCGAAGGGAAAAAAGCCGACCGATATCCAAACTCCTACCGGCGCGGGGGCGAGATTGTCAATATTAGCGTTGCAGACTACCTGAAAAAATCCAGGAGTTGGAAGCATCTGCACAAGCTGTGGCGAACCGGCATTGAATTTCGGGAGCCAGCAAATGACAATTTTCCGGTGCCACCATACATCGTTGGCGTGATGCTGGGTGACGGTAGCCTGAATTATACGCCAACGCTTACGAACATGGATCCAGAAGTGCTGGACGAGGTATGTGATTATGTTGAAGCGATAGGCGTTGATACCAGAATTGCGCAAAAGCCAAACAATCGCGCATGGCAAGTGTCTTTCCCGGATTCAAAATCGAGCCGTTCCAGCCGCAATCGCTTTGTTGCCAGGCTTGAAGAAGCCGGATTGTGGGGAATGATCTGCGACAAGAAGGCAATCCCGGTACCATACAAAACTGGCAGTCGCAAGACGCGCCTTGAGGTGCTTGCCGGCCTTCTGGATACGGACGGACACCTCTCTCGTGGCAATCATTTTGATTTCATATCAAAATCAAATGAGCTTTCGCGAGACGTCGCGTTTGTAGCAAGAAGCCTAGGCTTGGCCGCATATATCACCGAATGCGAAAAATACTGCCAAACTGGTGGCGGAGGTACATATTGGCGCGTGTCTATATCTGGCGATATAGACATAATACCAAATCGTGTTGCTCGTCAGCGGGCGGTCCCACGGCGTCAAAAGAAGAATCCGCTTGTAACTGGGTTTTCTATTGAGCCCGTCGACATTGGAGACTTTTACGGCTTTGAACTTGACGGCGACCACCTCTATTTGACCGAAGACTTTACGGTACACCACAACAGCGGGAAGAGCCTTGTTCTCGGCACCGTATGCAAGGAACTAATCGAAAACTACCCCGACATGCGGATAGCGGTAGTCACGCACGTCCGGGAGCTAATCCTGTCTAATTATAAGGAACTTCTAAATATCTGGCCATTCGCTCCTGCAGGTATTTTTTCTGCCGGAGTAGGGCGAAGCGATGCGCATTCCCAGATCATCTTCGGTGGTGTACAAACCATAGCCACCAAGGCTGCACAAATTGGGCACATTGACCTTGTCATGGTCGATGAAGCACACCTCATGCCGCGCAACTCTGAGACGCAGTACGGCAGGCTCTTAAGTGGGCTGCGCTCCATCAATCCAGATTTAAAGCTGGTCGGATTAACCGCTACCCCTTATCGCCTGGGCGAGGGACTTTTACACGAAGGTGAAGGCGCTCTGTTTGACGATATATGCTTTGAACAGCCTGTATCAGACATGATTGACAGCGGCTACCTCGTTCGGCCCATCAGCAAGGGTATGGCCACGACATACGATGTGTCGGGGGTAGGGAAGCTTGGTGGAGACTATAAGCAAAAAGCGCTCCAGGCCGCGGTCGACAAGGAGGATCTTACACGGGCCGTTGTTGACGAAATCGTATCTTATGGGCGCGATCGCAAGGCGTGGCTTTGCTTCTGCTCCGGAGTTGAGCACGCCTACCACATGCGTGACGAAATTCGTAGCCGCGGCTTTTCGTGCGAAACCATTGATGGAACAACGCCAACTGCGGAGCGAGACAGAATTTTAGAAGACTTCAAGGCGGGACGATTGCGGGCCGTCACAAACAACAGCGTGATGACGACCGGAACCAATGTGCCCATCATCGATCTGGTGGCGTTTTGCCGGCCAACGCAGTCCCCTGGATTGTACATCCAAATGGCCGGTCGCGGTCTGCGGCTTTATCCAGGTAAAGAGAATTGCCTTTTCCTTGACTTTGCCGGTGTCGTGCGGAAGCACGGTCCAATCGACGCCGTCATTCCGCCTAACGCGCGCAGCGGGACAGGAGACGCGCCCGTCAAGCAGTGCCCGCAGGAATCTGGTGGTTGCGGCTCGTTGGTGCACGCATCTGCACACCAGTGCCCGGACTGCGGATACGAATTTCCGATAGATGACGCGCCGAAAATCAAGGGGACGGCAGAAGACGTGCCAATGCTGTCAAAAGGCGACGCAAGTTGGCGCAGCGTCAGCAGCCGCCGCTTTGACTATCACGAGGGGAAGAACGGCAAGCCGCCCAGCCTGAAGGTTAGCTATATGGTCGGGCTTACCGCAATGCGGGAATGGCTGTGCTTTGAGCACAGCGGTTACGCGCAGAGCAAGGCGCATCGCTGGTGGGCGAAGCACGGCGGCGAGCGTCCATTCCCGCGCACGATACTTGAGGCGCTGGAGCGCCAACGTGAGCTTATCGAGACGGCCGAGATTAGCGTGCGGCCGAGCGGCAAATATTGGGAGATTGTCGACCACAAGGTCGGCACCGAGCGCGCGGCGAATGACAACGACATGCCGGCGGATAATGATAACTACGATTCACCTGGATTGAGAGAGGTTCTTGACGATGACATCCCGTTCTAGATCCGCTTCCCGTTCTGACCCCCGCGATGTAATCGCAACGCATGTTGGCCGCATCACGGCCAGCATGATTATCGATTCTCTCCACGACGCCGGCTACATCATTGTCGAGCGTGGCGCTATCGGCCGCGCTCAGCGGGAAGCCGTGCGGCAGTATCAGGAAGACAACGACAACCGGCCGCTTCCGCACGCCTGTTGATATGCGCTTCCGCATATATGCCTTGACACGGTAGGCGAAAACGCCTATCGTTCACGGGACTGAATCAAAAACCACCACCACACCACCACGGCTGCCGCGCGATGAAAGTGCGGGCAGGAGAGAGGAGTTTGTTATGACGCTATCGCAAATCGCAGGCGCACTCATTTTGCTTGCCGTCTTTGGCGGATTTTTTGGCGCTACCGCCCATGCAATTTCGATGACCGGACTCACCGTGTTGGGACTGTTTCTGCTTGGAGTCGCCGCATGACCAACCACAACTTCCTCCAGGCCGACGTGGCCAACCTCGTCGCCGAAATCGACAGCCTTTTCGCCGCGTATCCTGAACTTGCGGAAGACGAAGAACTGCGCGCCGATATGTTGGAAGGCAGCACCGCCGCTTACGATGTGCTCCGGCGTCTCGTGAACATAGAGCGTGACGCCGACAGCATGGCGAAGGCCATAGCCTCCCGCGTGGCAGAATTGCAGGCGCGCAAGGCCCGCATGGAGAAGCGCAAGGAGGCTATGCGCTTGTTGATGCTGAGGGTGATGAAAGCCGGCAACATTACAAAAGCGCCGCTTCCGGAAGCTACCGTTAGCGTGAGCAAGGGGCGCGACTCGGTGGAAATTACCGACGAGTCTAAGCTACCGCGGTGGGCCTATGAGACAGTCCGCAAGCCCCTGAAGAAGGAGATTATGGAGCGGCTGGCCGCAAACAAGAACGTGCCGGGGGCGGCGCTTAAGACGGGTGAGGATACATTGTTGGTGAGGGCGGTGTGATGGCCTTTGTCGCAATCTATCTATATCTAGCCGGGATGCCGATAGCCGTCCACCTTGCTGATAATGTGGCCCGCAATATGAAGCCAAAGGATAGGCTGCGAGTCGCACTGTTGTGGCCTTCGCTTCTTCCGATCTACGCGCTTGGAATCCTGTCTTCAATCTGGGGACGATCATGACCAAAGAATGTACACAAACTTCGGACAGTGGCTGGGCTTGGTGGTCCGGAAATAACGATGAATTCTTCACGTGCGGTCCATGCGCAACGCGTGAAGAGGCAATTGAAGAGGCGCGTCTGGACGCGACCGGCGAATTCCAAGACACGGACGGGACTTGGAAGGTAGGAGTCCAGGTAGTAGAAGCTCGTCAGGATCCGTTACGATTGGCCGACTGGATAGGTGCGGATCAAATGCTGGAGACGGCGGAAGACAATATCGCCGACAGTGATCGTGTTAATTACGAGTATGGCGACGAAGGACCGTTCTTCGGTTGCACGCCAGAGCAAGAGCGCGACCTGGAGGAGCGAATCAAGCGCGCCTGCGATGAGTGGCAGGAGGAGCATGGCCTCGTGTTCAAGTCAAACACTTTTAGTGCAAGCCGCAATCGCGAGTATGTTGTGGTGGCGCATCCTAACCATGATCAGGAGGTCGGGTGATGGCTAAGCACGTGTACGAATACAGCGCCGGAAACCACCCGTACTACCACGCGCCAGATTGCCGCTTTGACTTCCCGAAACACCAGTGCATCTACCGTGGCGAATGGCGTCTGGTCGCAAACGATCTGGCCGACGATTACCATTCTAATCATGACGGATGGGAGTCTAAGTGGCCAATTGAGTTCCGCATCTACAAGAACGACGAGTGCGTCTGGAGGGGCGAGGTCGATCGCGAGATGGAGCCTGCCTTCTATGTCGTATAACCACGGCGACCAATACATGACGTGCCCCGAGTGCGGCGGGACGGCAGATGCCGAAGCGGTTGACGTCGGTGTCGGTCTCTACATCGATGACGAATACGAGTGCCCATGCGGCTGGAATTCTGCCGCTGATGGCATGATGCGCGTTTCACGCTATGAGGACTGGTTTGTTGAATGGAAATGATTGATTGCGAGTGTCCCGTATGCGGCACCGCGTTCAAGGTTTGGCCGTCGCGGCTAAAGCACGGTCGTGGAATTCATTGCTCAAAAGAGTGTCAGTCAATCGCCCAGCGCGGAAAGATGGAAAAGCCAAAGGTCAATCTGGTTTGCATCGGCTGTGGTGTTGAGTTTGAGAGAAGCCCAAGTCAGTTAAGGGCAGTGGGTGCGGGAAAATTCTGCACTCGTGAGTGTCGCGACGAACACTGGAATGGTGAACTTAACCCGAATTGGCAGGACGGAAGTGGCGTCTATAAGCGCGGCCCGCATTGGTATTCAATCCGGCGGGGCATCCTAAAGCGCGACAATCACGAGTGCCAGGAGTGTGGTGCTAAAGAAGATTTGCACGTGCATCATAAATCCCGTTTCGCATGTTTGACGATGCAGACGAGGCCAATCACGAAGACAACCTAATCACCCTTTGCCCGCCATGTCACCGCAAGGAGGACGCGCGGCACAAGTGGGTAAGGGTTTGCGGTTCAATCATCAGGATGAATGCCGGGAGCTATGCGTGGGGGTTGGCGCGCAGAATGATGGCTAACGATAACACGAAACAGAAGGTGGCGACATGACCGACCAAATATTTCTTGACGGCAACGTGACACTCAAAGCCGGCGATTGCCTTGATGTTCTAAAGTCTTTGCCAGACTGCTCGATAGAGTCGTGCGTCACTGATCCACCATACCATCTGACCAGCATTGTAAAGCGGTTTGGGAGCACCGGTGCCGCGCCTGCGCAGTTCGGAACTGATGGCGCTTTTGCGCGAGCCTCGCGCGGATTCATGGGGCGCGTTTGGGATGGCGGCGACATAGCATTCCGCGTTGAGTTGTGGGCAGAGGTTTGGCGCGTGCTTAAGCCGGGTGGCTGGCTGGCCGCGTTCTCGGCAACCCGCACATACCATCGAATGGCAGTAGCCATCGAGGATGCTGGCTTTGAAATCCGCGACGATATCCTGAACATGGTTGCGACAGACAGCGCTGCAATGCGTTTCATTGAGTCGTTGTCACCAGCACAGGCCGAAGCATTCTTCAAGTTGATGGAGGAATCACAGTTCGGGGGCATGGCCGCGTGGACCTACGGTTCCGGCTTTCCGAAATCGCACGATGTGTCGAAAGCTATAGATAAGCATCTTGGGGCGGTGAGAGAAAAGGTGCGAGTCACCAATGTGCGCAACCCCAAAGCTGCTGGTGGTGGCAAGGATGGCGCGGAAGGCGCAACCCGACCTTGGCTGGATGCTGCCCTTGAGCGCGGCTACCATGAGAAGGATGGCGACACTGCTGCCACTCCGCAGGCTGCGGAGTGGCAGGGATTCGGCACAGCGCTGAAGCCTGCTTGGGAGCCGATCTGCTTAGCGCGCAAACCGCTCATTGGCACCGTTGCCGAAAACGTTTTGGAGCACGGCACAGGCGCGCTGAATATTGATGGGTGTCGGGTGGAGGCTCCGGAAGGAAAGACGCCAGGCGGGCGCGGTGCAAGTTGCGGCGCGGTCGGGTGGCAACCGTCCTCTGGTTTTGACATCAACGACGGCAAGGGCCGCTGGCCCGCCAACATCGTGCACGACGGCAGCGACGAGGTGGTGGCGTGTTTTCCTGAGACCACCAGTGGAGGCGGGGATCGCAACGGCGCGCAAAAGGGGGACGTTTTTCATGGCGTAGGCGACACCGGCGTGCCCCGCATATTTGAGGCTAACTCCGGATCCGCCGCCCGCTTCTTCTACAGCGCCAAGGCCGACAAGAACGACCGGCTTGGCAGCAAGCACCCAACGGTCAAGCCTGTCGACCTGATGCAGTGGCTGGTGCGGCTCGTCACACCTCCCAAAGGCCTCGTGCTTGATCCATTCGCCGGCAGTGGCAGCACGGGCGAAGCGGCATGGCGGGAAGGGATGCGGTGCATCCTAATCGAGCGCGAGGAAGAATACCAGGCGGACATTGCGCGCCGCATGGAGCTTGCCAATGCCGGGCCGACGACGCGCAAAGCGGCAGCGGTGCGGAAGCCTGCGAATGACAACGACTTGCCGTTGTTCGGTTCACCCGCACAGGAAGGTGCCGCATGACCGCCATTGCACACGAGCCGACCGTCGCGCCAAACGGCGACCCTACCACCTGTTGGTGCTGTGGCCGGCATGCCGTTTCGCTTGGCGTCGGCAATCCTGGCAAAGGCGACCCGCGCTATCTGTGCGCCGAATGCATTCCGTTGCTGGAATACATCAAGGACGTTCGCCGATGGGACGCATACGAGCAGAAAGCGCTTGAGTTTGTCGACGAAGCAACCGGCGAATACGCGGCACAGCACGGCACCGACATTGCTGAGTACGACGAACCCACAAGGCGCGGGCTGTGGCGAACCGCTATCCAAGCCCATCAGGACGGTATTCGGCGACTGGTTACGGATGGAGAGGCGCCTTGGTGATCGATTCTATGAACGACAACACCCGCCCGCTCCGCTTTCTTTCAGTGTGCAGCGGCATCGAGGCGGCGTCTGTCGCCTGGAAACCGCTTGGGTGGAAGGCGGTAGGCTTCGCGGAGATCGAGAAATTCCCGTCAGCCGTGCTGGCGCATCACTACCCCGACGTGCCGAACCTGGGGGACATGACCAAGTATAAGGAGTGGCCTGACTTTCATATTGACCTGCTGTGTGGCGGGACGCCATGCCAAGCGTTCTCTGTCGCTGGTCTGCGGGAAGGGCTCAACGACCCGCGAGGTAATCTGACACTGACTTTTCTTGGTATCGCAGAAAAGTATCAGCCAGAGTGGATCGTTTGGGAAAATGTACCTGGAATCTTGAGTGACAAAACAGGGGCGCTTGTCTCGTTCTTGGATGGACTAGAGGCGCTCGGTTATGTCGTTGACATTGATATACTTGATGCGCAGTTCTTCGGGCTGGCACAGAGGCGCAGGCGAGTTATTGTATGTGGGCAAAACATAAAACATATTCTCAAGAAGAAGACGATTTCATCCGCGCTAACTATAGTGCAATTTCTACAGGAGATATCGCTCTCCACCTTGGAAGAACTTACGACTCCGTCGACAAGCGCGCAACCAGGCTCGGGCTCAAACGCAATAAGTGCCGCCCATTCACGCCAGAGGAAGATGAGGTTATTCGGGCTGCTTCCGGGCGGAGTAGTGTCGACGTCGGCAGGCAGCTTGGCCGAGCACCTGCAGTGGTTAGAACAAGAGCTAAACGGCTTGGCCTCGGCGGATGGTTCGCGTTTTCAGGGGGCTACAAGCCACTTAGGGGGTATAGAACCGCCTACATCGCCGCCAACGATAATGGATCTCCGAGAAGGGTGTCAGAGCACCGAGCCATCATGGCTGAACATATTGGCCGCCCCCTTACAGATGATGAGCGAGTCCACCACATCAACTGCGTCAAAAGCGATAACAGAATCGAAAATCTATACCTGTGCGCAAATGACGCTGTGCATCGCAAGGCTCATGCATCAGTCAATGGACTCATCGCCGGTCTTCTGGAGCGCGGCGCAATCTTCTTTGATCGCACTGAAGGGGTTTATAAATTATGCGAGACAGACAAGTAGCGACCTTTTTGCAGGGATGGAATGGGTTCGTTCGTGGAACGATTTCATCGAACAAGCCGTACCAGTTGCAGAGGTTGTCGGAAGTCTTAGTGTCGAAAGCGCCGGAGAGGTTCTTTCTATCCGCGACTGCATGTCGTGGGATTATCCGGCGCGCCGAGAAGCGCGGAAAGACGTTGCCCCCACAATTAGCGCACGCACTAAAGGCGGTGGCGGACTCGGAACCGACTTCGACCTAGATGGTGGGTTGGTGCAACAGGCAGTAGACGTTGCACCGACAATGCGCGCCGGCGGTAACGCCACTGGTGGAGACAGGCCATACGGTACGGATGTTGATACGGCGGACAGTTTGGTGGCGTATGCACCCGAAATAGCGCGTTGCGACGCAACGCGCGAAGGTTCGTCGCAGGACTATGAAACAACGACGATGGTTGCCCATGCCATTCAGGCCGGCGCGCTGAGAGAAAATCCGAACAGCGGCCCGGACGGTGTAGGCGTGCAGGAAGGCATCGCCTATACGCTTGAGGCGCGAGCAGAGGTGCAGGCGGTGGCATTCCAGTCAAGCCAAAGCGGCGTTCGTATAGGCGATGTGCACGCCACGCTGGACAGCAATAACGGATCGCGTCGCCACAATGGCGTTCTGTGCTTCTCCGCCAAAGACTACGGTGCCGACGCACAGGAGGGCATCTCGCCGACGCTCCGCGCAGGCGGTCATGCCGACAGCCACGCAAATGCAGGTGTGATGCCGGCGGTGGCGTTCAATGCGCGACAAGACCCAATACACGGTACTATCGCACAACCGCTGGGCGCAAAGGATAACGGCAACGGCGTGCTAGTGCACTCCGCCGTCCGTCGCCTCACGCCGCGCGAATGCGAGCGCCTGCAGGGCTTTCCGGATGACTACACGAATATTCCGTGGCGCGGCAAGCCAACCGCGCCAGACGGGCCGCGTTACAAGGCGCTTGGCAATAGCTGGGCTGTGCCGAAATTCCGCTGGCTCGGTGAACGCATCAACCGACTAATGCCGCAAGAGGCCGCCAACGACAACACCACCAACAAGGATACCAGCCTTGCAGCTTAACCGCCAACGTGTTCCAGAAGATCGAGCATCACGCCAAGCCAATCCGGTATGGCGCGATCACCGGCCTTCCAGCGGCGCACGGTACGGGCGTCAACGCAAATACGGCGCGCAAGCGCCGTCTGCCATTCCGCGCCGTACAAAGCGACGGCGCGGCATTCCAGGTCGGATGGAGTCATGTTGTTTTGGACGGCTTCGGAGGGAGCGGCGCAACGCCTTCGATGATGTTCTCTCCTGTTTCGTCACATATCCAAGATTGGTCGCGTCTGTGCCAAGCGGTCTTCCCGCTAGGGAAGCGTTGAATGTGGGCGATTTCCCACTTCCCCCGGACGTAGATCATGAGTTCTTTGGGGCGTGCAGTCATAAGCTAAATCCTTACGATCTCAACAGCCACAACACGAACCTTTTTGCCGGTCATTCGGTCAATCAAGTCGCGCCCGATCATTGCGTTCTCGCCCGTGGCCCAGTTTTCGGCTTGCCCGAGGGTTTCAGTGTCATGGGTTTTAACGGTGCCGTCCGCATAGATGGTGCTTATGCGGAAGTTCTTCGGCGCTGCGAGGCGTTTAGCAATCAGGTCCATGGCGTTCATGTCGGTATCTCCTTTTGTTGTCCAAAATAGGCGAATACGCATAATCATGTCAAGAGTAAAAAGCGGAAACGCATCAGATAATGCATCCACCAACCCCATGCTTGACCTCGCGCTGTCCTATGCGGCGCGGGGTTGGCCAGTTTTTCCGACGCGCGCCAAGGAAGAGTACGACGACATTACCGGCGAGATTTACGCCCCCAAGACGCCGCTCACGCCAAATGGCCTGCGCGGAGCTTCGCTTAATGAGCGCATCATCCGCGAATGGTGGAAGCGCTATCCAGACGCGATGGTTGGTGTGCCGACGGGCAGCAAGATTGGCGCATGGGTTCTCGACCTCGATATAAAGCCAGGCGTAGGCGACGGCCACGAATGGCTTGCCGAAATGGAGGCTGAGCACGGCAAGCTGCACAACACCGCGCGCGCCAGGACGATGGGAGGCGGGACGCATTTCTTCTTCCGCCACATCGACGGCGTCCGCAATCGAGGTGGCCTTGGCGTAGCTGTCGACGTTCGCGGTGAGGGCGGCTACATCATCGCACCCGGCTCGGTGGCGGCAGACGGGCGTCGGTATGAATGGCTGAACGACGCTGAGATTGCGGAGGCGCCGAAGTGGCTGCTGGACTTGGTCTTGCCGCCTCCAGCGCCGGCCGCGTGCCACGATTACCACTACACGCCAGGCGCCAATGAGCCGTACATCGAACGCGCCATTGAAGACGAATTGCGCAAGCTCGCCGCTACCGGGCAAGGCAGTCGCGGCTATCAGCTAAATGCTTCCGCTTTCAGTCTCGGCACAATGGTTGGCGCCGGTGCACTGGCCCGTAGCGTAGCCGAGGCTGGCCTCTATGACGCTGCCCGTGCATGCGGGTTGATCGCCAAGGACGGCGAGCGCGAGGTGCTGGCCAAGATTCGCCGCGGCCTCGATGCCGGCGAACGCCAGCCAAGGCAGATACCGGAGCGCACATACGACAACGACAACACGCGGCTGGTTGACGTGACGCGCATGATTGAGAAGGGGTTGGCGAAGGCTCGATTGGCGGAGGAGCCAGAGAAGGAAGCGGCACCAGCGGAGGAAGAACAAGAAGAGACGCCAACCGACGAACCGGCCGCCAGCGCACAAGCCGCACCAAAACAGCCCGTCCCCGAACCCTTCCACGCTACTCCGTTCCGCTGGATCGAGCCTGCAACCCTTCCTCGGCGCGAGTTCGCCTACGGCACACATTACATTCGCAAATACGTTTCCGTAACGGTAAGCCCTGGTGGCCTTGGCAAAACCAGCAACAGCATTGCCGAGGCGTTGGCCATGGCGAGCGGCAAGCCGCTTCTTGGCATAAAGCCGCCGCAACGCATGCGCGTGTGGCTGTTCAACGCCGAGGATCCGCGCGACGAGATGGAGCGGCGGATAATGGCGGCGTGCCTGCACTATCGTTTGTCCCCCCAAGACATAGAGGGCTACCTGTTCCTAGATACCGGCCGCGAGCAGGAGCTTGTTATCGCCCGCGATGACAAGAAGTCAGGCGTGCGCATCGTTGAGCCGATCGTCGAAGCGGTCGTGGGGCAACTGCGCGCCAATGCCGTGGACGCCATGATTGTCGACCCGTTTGTTTCCACGCACCAGGTGAACGAAAATGACAACGGCGCGATCGACAAGGTTGCCAAGCTTTGGGCGCACATAGCCGACCGCACCAACACGGCAATCGATATCGTGCACCACCTGCGCAAGGTTTCAGACCGGGAAGCCACTGTGGAAGACGCCCGCGGCGCCGTGGCGCTTATTGGTGCTGCCCGTTCGGTTCGCGTGCTCAATCGCATGTCGGAGGAACAGGCCACGGCTGCAGGCGTGCCTGTAGAGGAACGCTTTAGCTACTTCAATATCCATCAAGGAAAGTCCAACCTTACGAAAATGTCCGCGGCCTTGGATTGGCGCAAGCTGGAGAGTGTGGCTCTAGGCAATGGGCGAGGAATAATGAAGCCACAAGACCACGCAGGCGTTGTCACGGAATGGCGGTGGCCCGGTGCAGAGGAGATCAAAGACGGACTGACAGAAGACCAGCTTACACACATAAAAACGCTGTTGGACAACGGCGATTACAAGCCTGCCGCTAATGCAAAGAACTGGGCTGGCAATGCTGTGGCCTATGCCTGCGGGATTGATGTGGATGACGCCGGCCAACGCAAGCGCGCCGCGACGATTCTAAAGGCACTAATGAAGGAGGGAGTTTTGAAAGAAGTGGCCGGAAAAGACCCGGTAAATAGAAAGCTAGCAATGTTTGTGCGATCTGACGCGTACAGCGAATAACAATCACAAATAACACCACCACAACCACCACGGAGTTACTATGGAAAACGTTGCCTACACGCAACAGTCAAGTGATATTGTTATAGCTAATGACAATGACGCAAACAGCTTGCCTGGACTTATTCGCAGGGCTGCGAGAACACTAGAGAGCGCCACCAGTGCCGCTGAAGTGCTGGAGGCTAAAGAGCAGGCCGGGTTTGCTTACGACGCCGCGAAGAGGGCTGCCCGTATCGCCAAAGCAAAGGGGGCGCATGACGAGCTAATCGCAAAAGTTCATAGGGCGCAGGCCGACGCGCTAGAGCTTGAGGCAATGGCCAAGAGGCGGCTGGCGGATGAATATGACGCCGCGCAGGAGCGGGGGGAGGTTGGCAAGCGCGGCGACTTCGGCGGTGTAACTTCCAGAGGGGAAGATACACCTACCGTTGCCGACATCGGCCTCACTCACAAGGAGATACATGAGGCCAGACAGATCAGGGATGCCGAAACCGAAGATCCCGGCATCGTGCGTCGCACACTTGACGCACTACTGGAGGTTGGCGAGGAACCAACCAAAGCGGCGGTAAAAAGGGAAATCACAAACCACCGCGCGTTGGGCACAGGCGAAAACGAGTGGTACACGCCCTCTGAATACATCGACATGGCCCGCGCCGTGCTTGGAGAATTCGACTTGGATCCAGCCAGCAGCGAGATAGCCAATCGCACAGTTGGGGCGGCCGTATACTATACGGAAGAAGACAATGGACTCGATAAGGAGTGGCGCGGGCGAGTGTGGTGCAACCCGCCATATGCACAGCCGGCGATTTCTCACTTTGCGGAAAAGATGGCGTCGGAAGTCGAGGCCGGCAATGTGTCCGAGGCTGTCATGCTTACGCACAACTATACGGACACCAAGTGGTTTCACAGGCTGGTTTCTGCGGCAAGCGCTATCTGCTTTACAAGAGGGCGAATAAAATTTGAATCGCCGTCTGGCGCAAAGGCGGCACCAACCCAGGGACAGGCGTTTTTCTACTTCGGAGATAACCCCAATGTGTTTCGATCGGTGTTTGGCGAAGTCGGCTTCGTCGTGGAGGTGATGTGATGGCGGCCATACGTCAGAAATGTTGCCATGAGTCGGGCTTCTGCTTCATGGAGGAGAACCACCCAAAGCTGGAGGATTTCGACGGCCCACACGGGACAAATCCACCTCGGAAAATACAGGGTACAGACATCGACTATTGCACCGAAGTCGATGGCTATGTGATTTTTCGTGAATTTAAATCTCATTACGACATGTCGTGGGCGCAGGAAAAAACGCTTACGACCATCTGCGATAACGCGCCTGACAAGCATGTCGTCATGGTGATTGTTGGTGATTCCTCAAAGCGCCACGCCGAGGCGTATCGTCAGTACTTTGACGGCAAGTGGACCGAGTGGACACCGTGCACGTGGGAAGGTGCTATCGAGAAATCGCAATCCTTTGCAGATGAGGCCAAGGCCCGCTATCGAAACAAGGTTCTTTCTGCGCGCGCTAAAGCTGCATCAAACGACAACAATGCAACCGCTGATACTGCGCAAGTGACTGCGCAAGTGGCGCGCAAGTGGTGCGCAAGTTAACTCCGGACACAAGTGCGCAAGTGCGCAAGTGCCTATAGTACTTGCGCATACTTGTGCGCGCGCAAGTGAAGATAGAGCGACTTGCGCAATACGTCAGCGATATTGACATAATTTTGGAAGTCACCACCATGTCTAAATCCACCACCGCCGCCACGACCACACAGACCGCCACCACCCGCAACAGCGGCAAGCCGACAACCCACACCCAAACCGTCCGCATCAATGGCAAGCGCGTTCGCCTGGTCACACGCAACGGCCGCGTTACCGCTGCCCCTGCCGCTCCGTTGGAATGGGAGTTGCAGGCCGCACAGGTCCGCGCTCTCCGCGCCATGCCGGAATACGGCAAGCTGTTTCTTATGGCCGCTGATCAGAATTCGGCGAAACGCGGCCCGAAGGCTCAAGCCCAGGCCGTTGCGGCTGGCATGACGGCCGGCGAGCCAGACGTGCGGATCTATCTGCCCGGTGCTCAGCTGCGCATGTTTGAGAATAAGGTGGGCCGAGGGAAGCTTTCGCCGGCTCAGGTGGACCGCCACGCAGCACTCGCCAGACTTGGGCATCACGTTGAGGTGGTGCGCGCCACCACATGTGAAGAAGCTGCGGCTAAAGCCGTTGCGCTGGTGCGGGGATGGTTGGCGGCGAATGATAATCCGTTTGAGAAAAAATAGGCGAATACGCATTTTGTTGTTGACGTTATATGCGCAATCGCATATAAATAACCCAACAACGAAGGAGACACGCGATGCTTACCTACCTGCTATACACCGAAACTCGCAATGGCCGTATCGTGCAGGAGGACGTGGCTCGCTATCTCCCCGAAGAGATGGAAGCAATTTTCACAGAGGAGCAGCGTGCAGCCCTAAAGCGCGGTGAAACCATCCGGTACGGAGGCAACATTACCTACGTCGACATGATGGTCGCGGCCCGCGCTGCACGCGCCTAACACGACATTGAAATACCTCCAGCCTAACCCCGCTAGTGCGGGGTTCTTTTTTTTGTAAGCAGCCCTTTACGATCGCGCCCGATCCACCTTTTATGTTTGTAGCGCGGTGCGCTCACCACTACACACCACCACAGATGCGGGGATTTTACATGAACCACAACAAGCATGCGCGGGCATTGAAGGGCGACGGGTCGGACTTACCGGCGCGGCAGAAATATACCAAGCACGACGGGGATGTTCATGCGCAAAAGGTAAGGCTGGCAAAACGGGCAGCTATCGGCGCGGACTGGGACGGCAAAGCCGCAAACGATAACATCTCGTGGCCGTTGGCAACTGCGCTAATCCGCGAGGGTAACACCGAACTGCTGAAGGCAGCTATGGCCTACCGGCGCATTCATGACCAAGCGTATAGCGGTGCCACGTTGGGAGGAACTGGGGTTGCAATGAGAGACGGCTTCGCTCTCGACCGGCACATTCACATTCGGCCAAACGGCACGATAGCATATAAGCACATTCGACAAAGAACGGCAGCAGAGGTCGACATCCCTGCGCGTCAGTATGTGCCCCCGTTTGACGATGATGAAACGCAGCAGCAACACAACAGCGTGAAGGTTCCGAAGGCGTGGAGCGGCGATGCGCCGGTAAACAACAAGCTAGATGCGCAGTCACGCCTTGTTGCCCTGCGAAGAAACCTTGGCGTACTGGCTGAACCGCTCGAGATGGCGGTTATTGATGGGGCGACGTATCGGGCCATTGGGAACGCGGCCGGCGTCGCAAACAAAGCGGGGGCAGAAGGAGCTGGGCGGGCGTTGGTGCACACGGCCCTTCTTGCAGTCCGCGACGCGCTGGGAAACATCAGGCGTAAAGATCTGGCGGCATGAGGTATACCTCAAACCGCCAGAATGTTGGGTAAGGGCACGGAGAATGTTCTTTAGAACAAAAACTCCAAACAGTTCCGTGCCTACAAGCTGCGGCTAAGGACGGACGCCCGGTCAGCGATGAACCGGGCGTAACTATCGGCGAGGCAGTATAGCTGAGAAGGTTGCGGTTCGTTCGTGGCCGTTCCTTGCCATCCGCCACAGGCGCGTTTCTCCTCCGCAGCCGTGGCGCATACGCTTAGTGGTTTAGCGGCGCGCGTGAATGCGCATGACCACCGGCGCAGTGCAAGGCTGCGACCAGATTCGCGCAAGACCGTGCAGGTGACTGTAACCGCGATAATCAGTCCCTGTTTGGGGTGCCTCGTCAAGCGGTTTGACGAGTGGGCTGGAGATGGTGCGGCCAGTCTTTTTATTTAGCGCATAACATTGGAGTATACGCATTGGCGCATAAAGACCAGCGCAGCGCCGAAGCTGCGGAATACCGCAAGCTATACAAGACAGCGCGGTGGGCAAGGCTGCGCGATAGGGTGCTCAATGCGCGTCCTCTTTGCGTCATGTGCCACGAGCTTGATGAGGTTACCGAGGCCGACACGGTCGACCACATCAAGCCGCACAAGGGCGATGAAGCGCTGTTCTGGGACGTCGACAACCTGCAGCCGCTATGTGCTTCGTGCCATAGCCGACACAAGCAGCGCGAGGAGCGGGGCACGGGACGTCCGGCCATAGGATTGGATGGGTACCCCGTCGAGGGGTAGGGGGGGGGGCAAAAAGTCCAGGCCTCGACCTCCACGGACCGGCGGGGGAACTTTTCGCTAATGCTAATACAGTTTTTTCTATGAGGACGACCCATGGCGAAGCGCAAGGCGCGCATTGATAGCGCGACCGAAGCCGTCAAGGTTATGGCTAAGGCTGCGGATGAGATTGCGCCGCCTGAAACGGTCCCTCTTGACGATAGAGACCTTCCCTTCTTTCGGAATGTGATTTCCGAGTACGCCCGTTCGGAGTGGACGCCGCACCAGTTAGAGCTTGCCGCAATGCTGGCGCGCACAATGTCCGATTTTGTGCGCGAGCAGGATCACCTGCGGGAAGAGGGGGCGATTGCCAAGTCGGACAAAGGCACTCCTGTGGCTAACCCGCGCAAGAGCGTGGTGCAGATGTACGCGGGGAGCATTCTTTCAATTCGGCGATCGCTTGCACTACACGCCCGCGGTAAGGGCGGCGAAGCGCGCGACATTGCCAAGAGACGGGACATTGCGAAGGATATAGAGGGCGCGAACCATCTAGAAGACGATTTGCTTGCGCGGCCAGAATAGCGGTACGCGCGCGCAAGCGCGTGCGCGACCCTTGGTGATTTATGGCAAAGAAGGAAATGACGCGCGGAGAACGCGTAATCGCGTTCATTGAGCGATATTGCATAGTACCGGAAGGAAACCTAATCCGCAAAACTATGCGACTTCTGGATTTCCAGAAACAATTCATTCTTGACATTTATGACAATCCGAAGAGGACGTCGCGCGCATACCTTTCGATTGCTCGTAAAAACGGAAAAACTGGCCTCATAGCGGCGCTTGTTCTGGCGCATATTGTTGGCCCGGAGGCATACCCGAATAGTAGCATTGTTTCCGGCGCCCGCACGCGTGATCAGGCGGCGCAGGTTTTCAACTACGCGGCCAAAATGATTTGGATGTCGCCGGAGTTGTCAAAACTCGCGCGCGTCATCCCCTCTGGCAAGAAGATTATCGGTCTTGCCAAGAACGTTGAATACAAGGCTATTTCGGCCGAGGCGGCAAGTGCGCACGGCGGCTCGCCGATTTTGGCCATTCTGGATGAGGTGGGCCAGGTTAAAGGCCCGACGGACGCCTTTATCGAAGCCATCGAGACTTCGCAAGGCGCATATGAGGGAAAATCCCTCCTGATCGCCATTTCTACGCAGGCGGCTACGGATAACGACCTGTTTTCGCGCTGGATTGACGACGCGGAAAGGTCGAAAGATCCGACCATTGTTAGTCACGTCTACGCTGCGCCAGAAGATTGCGACTTGCAGGACCGGGAGGCGTGGAAGGCGGCAAATCCAGCGCTCGGCGTGTTTCGTGCCGAGAAGGACATTGAAACTTTTGCGGCGCGTGCGGCGCGTGAGCCTACGGTTGAGCCAAGTTTTCGCTGGCTGTTCCTGAATCAGCGTATTGACGCCTCGGCGCCGTTTGTTTCGCCGGCCGTTTGGCGAGCCTGCGATGGTCCAGTTGATGACTTTGACGGCCTGCCGGTGTTTGGTGGCCTGGACTTGTCGGAAGTGTCTGACTTGACGGCGCTTGTACTCATGGCACCGAAGGATGGCCTTTGGCATGTCAAGCCGACGTTCTGGTTGCCGGGGGATGGCTTGCGGGAGAAGGCTCACGCCGACCGCGTTCCCTACGATGTTTGGCATAACGAAGGCTTGCTTGAGACCACACCGGGGCCGACCGTCGATTATGAGTTTGTCGCGGCGCACCTTTACGAGCTTTCGCAGAAGCTGGACATACGCAAGATTGCGTTCGACCGATGGAACTGGCGGCATTTGAAGCCGTGGCTCCTGCAGGCTGGCTTTGATGACGCGCAGGTTGATGGCGACAATGCGATATTTGAGCCATTCGGGCAGGGATACGCGTCAATGTCCCCGGCATTGCGTGACCTTGAGAGCCTGATCCTCAACAAGAAGATCGCTCACGGCGGCCATCCGGTCCTAACCATGTGCATGATGAATGCAACGGTGCGGCCGGACCCTTCGGGAAACCGCAGATTGGACAAATCTAAGTCGCGCGGCCGCATAGACGGTGCCGTTGCGCTTGCGATGGCTGCTTCGATGGCCGGCACGTACGAGCCAGAAGCCGATGTCGGCGACTTCGTCAACAACATGATTACAATTACGTGGTGAGGGCGGCATATGGCCTGGTGGGATAAATGGCTGGGCAGGTCGATAGACCTGAATTCTCAGTCGGCGCCGTTCTGGCGAGGCTTTTTTGGCGGCGAGACGACTAGCGGTGAGGTGGTTAATTACGATCGCGCCATGCAGTTGGATGCGGTTTGGGCGTGTACCAGGACTATTCGGGATGCAATAAGCCTCCTGCCGTGCGATGTATTCGAGAATGACGAAAAGGTTTCGAAAGACGACGACCTTTACGTGCTCTTGGATAAGCGGCCCAACATGGACGACACCGCCCCGGAGTTTTGGGGCATGGTTGCCGACTGCCTGTGTTTTGACGGAAATTTCTTTGCCGAAAAGAAGTACGTCGGGCGCCGACTGGTTGCGCTTGAGCCTCTTTCTCCGAACTGCGTTGACGTCAAGCGGGACAAGAGTAACAGCCGTTACTACGAAGTCTCCGAGCCGATGACCGCCGACGGCAAAAAGGGTGGAGTTCGCAAGATTACCGAAGATAGAATGTTCCACGTTCGCGGCATGGTATTGCCGGGCTGCGATCGTGGCGTCTCCCCCATAGGGGCGCTTCGGAATGTCATCGGCAACGCCCTGGCCGGCGAGAAATCGTCGGGTCGGGTCTATAAGAAGGGCCTGATTTCGACGGTGTTCCTGGCGTCGGATCAGGTTCTCAAGCCGGAGCAGCGCAAGCAGATAGGCGAGACACTTGGCGCCTTTACTGGCGCCGATAATGCCGGTGGCATAGCTGTGCTGGAGGCGGGCCTGACGCCACACTCAATCAGTATCAACCCGAAGGACGCGCAGCTTCTTGAGGCGCGTCAGTACAGCGTCGAGCAGATTTGCCGCATCTTCGGGGTGCCTCCGGTCATGATCGGACACGCAGCGAACGGTACGACGACGTGGGGCAGTGGTATTGAGCAATTGATACTGCAGTTTTACAAGTCGTGCCTGCTTCCAATGACGGAGCGCATTGAGGCGGCGATCTACCGGGACATTCTGGACGAGAAAACGCGCAAGACTCGCAAGGTGAAGTTCAATTTCGACGCGTACCTCGAGGGCGATAGCGTTGCGCAGGCCGAATACCTTACGAAGGCGTCCGGCGGCCCGTTCATGACCCAAAACGAGGCCCGCGCGAAGAAGGGACTTAAGCCGCAGCCCGGCGGCGATCAGCTGCTTGCGCAAGGCGCCATGGTTCCGGTCGACAGGCTCGGCCAGGAACCCACGCAAGACCAGCCGCAACCGGCTACGCAACAGCCACGCGCTGCATAAGGGAAAGCAACAGTGAAATTTGAGCATCTAGTCTCGGCATTTCTGGCCGAGCCCTGGGCGATTCAGCGCGAAAAGCTCGGCATGCTGGCCGATGTCATCGTTGCGAGGGCTGAGGGCGAAAAACTCGTTACGTCGGAAATGGCCGCTGCCATTACCGACGCGCGCGCTAAGGAAATCGCTGAAACAGACGGCAAAGTGGCGGTTATTCCGGTTTACGGCGTACTTTCGCACAAAATGGACCTTATGTCCGCCATGTCGGGCGGCACGAGCTACGCCGGCATCAAGAAGTCGCTGCATGCGGCGCTGGCAAACGAGGACGTCAAGGCCGTTGTGCTGGATATCGACAGTCCCGGCGGTTCTGTGCCCGGCACAGACGAGCTTGCGACGGAGATTCGGCGCATCCGCGGCGGCGAAAAGCCGATCGTGGCGCAGGTTAACAGCCTTGCGGCGTCTGCCGCGTACTGGATTGCGTCTAGCGCCGATGAAATTGTTGTGACTCCCTCGGGCCGCGCTGGTTCGATTGGCGTTTATACGGCGCATGACGACATTTCCGCGGCGCTGGAAAAGCGCGGCATCAAGCGCACGTACATTTCGGCCGGCAAATACAAGGTCGAAGGGAACGAAACCGAGCCTCTTGGCAAGGATGCGCTGGCGCACATTCAGGACAGCGTAAATCATTCCTATAAGAAGTTCGTTGCGGCTGTAGCCGAAGGGCGCGGCACAACTGTTGGCAAGGTTGAGGACGGCTACGGGCAGGGCCGCGTGTTTTACGCGCAGGCGCTCATGGACCGCGGCATGGTCGACGGTGTTGCAACGCTGGACGAGACACTGGAGCGCTTCGGCGCCGATACGCAGCCGGCATATGTGCGGCGCGTGAAGGCTTCCAACGAGGCGCGGGCACAGGACGCGCAAACGCTGGTGGCTAAACTACGCGCCGGCGAACCGATTACGAAACGCGAGTTTGAAAACGGCCTCAAGGGTCTTGCTGGTCTTTCAAACTCGGAGGCAGAGCGAGCCGCATCGCTTTACCTCAAGGAACGTCAGGGGGATCCTGATGCTGATGCGGATGCTGCTGTTTCGGCGGCCCTAGATCGGCTGATAGCCGAAACGAAATCATTCACAATCAACGCCAGTTAATCCCCGAAAGGATACATTCATGGCTGATAGTACCGCTCTCGCCGAGAAGATCGGCGAGCTTGGCCAGTCTTTGGCCTCCATCAAGGAGCAGGTCGGCAACCTCGCTTCCGATTTCACCGCAAAGCTTGAGTCCGCTGGTTCGGTTTCGGCCGAGGCGAAGGACAAGGTTGACCAGGCGCTTACCGAGCTTGGCGAGACCATCACCCGCGTTGGAGAGCTAGAGAAGCGCGCTGCCCGCGAGAAGGATGTCGTTGAGGCAGGCTTCAAGGATCTTGGCGACTACCTGGTTGAGTCCGAGCAGTTCAAGGCTATGGATAAGCATGGCCGTGGCTCCATCCGCGTTGCCGTTGAACATGCCGACATCACCTCGGCTAATGGCACGGTAGGCGCCGGCCGTTCGGCTGGTACGTCGCTGGTTCCCGGCCACCGCGTTCCCGGCATTATCACGCCGGCTCTGCGCACGCTGACGATTCGCGACTTGCTCGCTGCTGGTCAGACGTCCAGCAACAGCGTTGAGTACGTCAAGGAAACGGGCTTCACCAACAACGCCCGCCCGGTGACGGAAACCACGACCAAGCCGAAGTCGGACCTGACGTTCAACCTGTACACCTCGCCGGTTCGCACCATCGCACATATCTTCAAGGCTTCCCGCCAGATCATGGACGATGCTCCCGGCCTGGCCTCGTACATCAACGCTCGTGGCACCTACGGCCTGAAGTACGTCGAGGAGCAGCAGCTTCTTAACGGCAACGGCAGCGGCCAGAACCTGAATGGCCTTGTCCCGCAGGCTACCGCGTTTGCTCCGGCATTCAATGCTGCGGACGAAACCGCCATTGACCGCCTACGCCTTGCCATCCTGCAGGTTGTGCTCGCCGAGTACCCGGCCACCGGCTTCGTGCTCAACCCGATTGACTGGGCGCGTGTTGAACTGACGAAGGACGGCGAAGGCCGTTACATCGTCGGTAATGCGATTTCGCCGATCGGCCCGTCTCTTTGGGGTCTGCCGGTTGTTGCTACGCAGGCTATGGCTGCCGGCGAGTTCCTTACGGGCGCCTTCAACCTTGGTGCGCAGATTTTCGACCGCATGGGCGTCGAGGTTCTTCTTTCGACCGAGAACTCGGACGACTTCGAGAAGAACATGGTGACCATCCGCGTCGAGGAGCGGCTTGCGTTTGTCGTGACGCGTCCTGAGTCCTTTGTGACCGGCGACGTCGACACCCTGACGACCGCAGAGTAATCCATTATGTGGGCGGGCTAGCCCCGCCCACCTTCTTATCTGGAAAACAGCATGAAAATTCGCGCCTTGAAGACTACCGCGGGTAGTTATGGCCTTTTGCCACGCGGCAAGACGGCTGACGTGCCGGACTGGGAGGCAAAGGATATGATTGCCGCCGGTTACGCCACGGCAGTCATACCCGACGACAAGCTTCCGGCTGTGCCGAGAGTTAGTGCCGCGTCGCAAAATGCCAATCCAAGGGAGGCGAGTGACGCCGACCCTTTCACGGCGCCCCGGACTGGTGGCCAAAATGGCGAGGTGAAACAGTCACCATCGTCGCAAGTGGGCCGTCAGCGGCAGAAACGCCGATCGACCTCGCGAAAGGGCGATGCCGGGTAATAGCGATAAACAACTCGTACCGATTGGCGCCGTGGGCGGATATATTCTACGCCTGCGATAGCGAGTGGTGGGAAAAACACCACGCGGACGTTAATTGTTACCCCGCGCTAAAGATCGCCATTCAAGAGGACGGCCGAAAACTGAAATGGCCGGACGTCAAGCCGATTAGCGTCGTTCGCAACGACGACTCGCTGCGGTTTGAGAGATTTGGCGAAGTGGGGTGGGGCGGAAATTCTGGATTTCACGCCATAAACCTCGCCGTGCAGTTCGGCGCCAAGAGGATTGTCCTTGTCGGCTACGACATGCGGCTTGATGGCGGCATTCATTGGCACGGCAGGCACGGCAACGGATTGCACAACCCGTCCAATAGCAATGTGGCTCGCTGGCGAAGAGTTATAGACGAGGCCGCGCCGCTGCTTACGAGGTTGGGCGTCGAGGTGGTTAACACCTCTCCCGTTAGCGCGCTTACCGCATACCCGAAAATGACACTTGAGGCGGCCTTGGCTGCTTAGGGAGGCCGCATGGCGCTCGTTGATATTGCGCTGGTCAAAAAGCACCTGCGCGTGTTCCATACGGATGACGATACGGAAATTGCGGCTTACCAGGCGGCGGCCGAGACGATCGTTAAAGAATACGTCGATCGCGTAGTCTATGAGGCAGGTGGCAGCGCTCCGTCGGGGGATGACGGGACGGCAATAGAGGTTACGCCGGCCATTACGGCGGCAATCTTGCTGCTTATTGGCGATCTATATGAGCGCCGAGAATCCAACACATGGGAACCAGAACAGGCGACGCTGCCGAAATCAGTGCGCGCGCTACTGGCGCCGTACCGCGTGTGGCGAACTATTGATGAGGAAGAATAATGCAAGGCATGCAGCCCAAAAATTACCACACAGAAGGCGGCAACAAGTGGGTTGTCGGCGGTGAGATTGAATTCACGCCAGACGCCAAGGTTACCGGCCTTGGTGCCGACGATGTAAACGTTGCGTGGAACGCCATTACAGGCAAGCCTGCGGTTATAGCAGCAGGCGCGACGCAGCAGGCCGCGCGTGAAGCAATTGGCGCCGCTGCCGCAGGTGGCGAGGTTTCGGTTGCGTGGGATGACGTGACGGACAAGCCTACGTTTGCCCCCGTTGCCACGACTGGAGCCTATGGCGACCTGACTGGAGCTCCGCAGGGCGCGGCCGTGGAGGACGCAACCGATGATGCGGTAGCGACCGTTAACGCCATCCCTGCCAGCCTGCGCGGCGCAGGGCTTATCGCCACGTAATGCGCATAGTCACCGTCCTGCGCACAGGCGGCGAGTACCGGCAGAAGCACGTCGAGCGCCTGCGCAGGCAGTGCGCCAAGTGGGCGCCGGGCGTTGAGTTTACGTGCCTGACGGACACCAACGGCACACTGCGCCATGATTGGCCGGGGTGGTGGTCGAAGATGGAGCTATTCCGCCCAGATATTAAGGGCGATTTACTCTATTTCGACCTCGATACGTCGATTGTCGGCCCTCTCGATGATATCTTTGCCGTGCGGAAGTTGGCGCTCCTGCGTGACTTCTATCGCCCCGATGGACTTGGATCCGGCATGATGTTTTTGCCGGAAGAATGTCGCGGCGAAATCTGGCGTGCGTGGGCTGAAGATCCGATGCGCCACATGCGAGTGCATAGACGCGGTGGAGACCAGGCATTCCTTGAGCGATTCTGGCTCGACAAGGCTGCACGGTGGCAGGATGCCGCACCGGAGCAAGTTATTTCATACAAGGTGCATGTTCGCCAGGCCGTCATAAAGGGCCGAGAGTACGGCAACGGAACGATGCCAGAAAGTGCACGCGTGGTTTGCTTCCACGGCAAGCCGCGCCCTTGGGATATCGGATGGTGAAAGAGTTCGAGCAGCGCGGCGATGCCATATTGCGCCGCCTTCCACCGAGCGCTTGCGCGGTAGAGGTTGGCGTTTTCCTAGGTACTCTCTCTGAATATCTTCTCCAGCGTAGATCAGATTTGCGCCTTTCGCTGGTGGATAGCTGGCTGCCAGCAGAGCAACACCCGCAAGCATACCGCAACACGCGGGACGAACACGCGCACGTTAGCGCCGAGAAGGTTGCCATTCAGCGCGCAACGGCACTCGATAAAGTGAAGCCATTCGGTGCGCGAGCATTGGTTATCGAGATGGCGTCGTTTGACGCTGCGGCGACGGTGGACGACTGCAGTCTTGACTTGGTTTTTCTCGACGCCGACCACTCTTATGAGGGGGTGCGCGCAGACATCAGAGCTTGGCTGCCTAAGGTGAAGCCCGGCGGATGGATCGGCGGACACGACTACCAAAATCCGACGGCGCTATACGACTTTTCCGGTGTGAAACGCGCCGTCGATGAAGCGTTCCCTGAGGGTGTGGAGTTGGACGAGAATTTTACTTGGTTTCGGAGGTGCTGATGCCCTGGGTAAAGTTTGTCGAGGAATTCTCCTACAAGCCAAAGCCACAGGTCACGCAGGTATACAAGGCACCGGGTGTATATCTGGTGACGAGCGCTTGCGCTCGGGCGGCAATCGACAGCGGAAAAGCATTCGCCGCTGAAAGGCCAAGTAAGGGCAGCGCAAATGGTGGATCGTAAGGGCGCCGGCTCATTAAACCAAATGGTTACGTTCCAGCGTCGAGTTGAGTTTGACGACGGTTTCGGCGGCACGCGTGGTGAGTGGCAGGACCAGTTTACGGTACCGGCGAGGCTGAAGGCGCGGCTTGGCACGGAGTCAGTTATCGCCGCCAGGCTCCAAGGGACACAGCCATACACAATGGTCATCCGCAGTAGCCAGCAGTCACGAGCGATAACGCCTGCTTGGCGTGTTTATGACGCTCGCGCGGGTATCGGGAGTGAGGGCGTACCGAGCCGCTTGTTTGACATAAAAGCTGTCTCCAATGTTGATGAGCGAAACAAATACCTTGATCTTCTGGTCGTTGAAAACGGTGTTTAGTCAGCATGGCTAGACGATCTACCATAATAGGCTTGGCTGCGCTGGACAAGAAGCTCAAACGACTGCCAGATGTTATGAAAATCCGTGTCAAGGCAGCAATGGAGCAGGGCGCCAACGAAATCGTCGATATGATGAAATCGTTGGTACCTGTAGACAGTGGCGAGCTTCGTGACAGCATTGGTTGGACGTGGGGAAAACGGCCAAAGTATTCCCAAGCTATCGCCGTTGTGAAATCGAAACTTGCAGGCGATCTAACGATCACCATCTACGCCGGGAACTCAAAAGTGCGCTATGCCCATCTGGTTGAGTTCGGCTCTGCTCCACACATCAACGGCGGGATGTTCAAGGGTACACAGCATCCAGGCACCGCGAAGCAGCCGTTCTTTTTTGTGTCATGGAGAACCAACAAGAAGCGCGTCAAATCGCGGATCAGTCGCGCGATAAATAAAGCCGCAAAAGAGGTCGCGGCAGGAGGTTAGCTATCGATCCGGTCCTTGAGCTTCAGGGCGCAATCGTAGCGCGCCTGAAGGCATTTCCGCTCGTTACAGATTTGGTGGCACAGCGGACATATGACATGCCGCCAGCGAACGATAATGGCGAAGTAGCACCAGCGACATTTCCGTACATCAGTATTGGTACAGCATCTGACAGCGCTGAAAACTATGACTGCATCTATGGCCACGACATCATTTTTCAGATCGATGCATGGTCGTTGTATCCGGGCTACGCCGAGGTGCGACGCATAGCAAATGCGATCGTCCTGGCGTTCCGTGAACATGACTTCTCGCTGATGGAAAACGCGCTCGTGACGTTTGAGCACTGGCGCACTGATTACATGCGGGACGGCGACGTCAGCCACGCCTCGGTGCGGTTCACCGCCTGGATTGAGCAGCCGTAGCCCGTATCGACAAAGAGCAAGCATCACAACAGACAGCCCCGCCTACGAGCGGGTTTTTATTGGAGATTTGAATGGCACAAGCCGCTACAATCAAAGGCGGAAAGATTCGTGTTCAGATCGGCGACGGAGGTAGCCCGATTACCTATACCGCGCCGTGTGGTCTGACACAGCGGAGTATCACTCTTAGTAAGTCGCTCAACGAAGTTTCAATTCCAAACTGCGAAGACCCTGACAAGGTTGACTGGGTAGGGCGCGACGCTGCCTCTCTCTCGATGGCCATCAGCGGAGAAGGTGTATTGGCGTCGCAGTCCATTGAGACGTGGCTAGACGCGGCCGAGAGCATTGATTCCGTTGATGTCAAAGTCGAGATCGAATTCCCGGCAACGACGTACACCTATACCGGCAAGATGCAGGTGGAGTCGCTTGAGATAGGCGCCAACAACGGTGAACGAGCTACGATTAACATCTCGATGCAGTCGGACGGCGAGATGGTGCGTGCGTCCAATCCTACGCAAGGTAGTTGATGTCACGAGATGCATCCATAGAAGTAGACTGGGGCGATGGCGAACATCGCTTCAGGCTCGCTTGGGGTGAATTGGTGAAGGTGCAGGAGGCGTGCGACGCCGGTCCATATGTCATATTGAATCGCCTTGGTGACGGATCGTGGCTCCTGAATGATATCCGCGAGGTTATTCGATACGGTTTGATTGGCGGCGGGGCTGAGCCATCCGCGGCGTTAAAGCTGGTTCGTGAGTATGTCGAGGGGCGCCCACCGCTCGAGAACATTCTGTTGGCAAGGGCGATCTTGTCCGCCGCGCTGATGGGGGCGCCGGATGAAAAGGTGGGGGAGCCGGGGGCGGCAAATCAGGAGGAGAAAGACTTGACAGTCTCCCAAGAGGGAAACTCAGATTTGCCGCTATCTATGGAAATGGAGCCGTAATGGGGTTTACGCCCCAACAGGTCAATCAGATGAGCATGTGGCAGTGGATGGCAGCCGCTGAAGGATTTATTGCCGCAAATTCCCCTGAAGAGACGGGTCTTTCTCCGTCAGAGGTCGATGAGCTTTGGGAATGGCTCTGAAGCAGCGCAATTACCAATAGATTACATCTTTGTTGCGCTCCGCCCAATCACTCCCCGCCAAGGCTGAAAAACAATTTTCCACATCCATACGGGCATTAGCAAATGTGGTACTCCCCGGAAGCGGGGTGCCGTTTTTCCACGCTTTGAGAGATCGTAACTTCTTATCACACCCGGACTGAATTGCATTTTCATGCAGCGCGATGGCTAGCAGGTGGCGCTCTCTAGATTCAGCATAGCTGGTCCAGAAGTAATGGCTTATGGCGGCAAGTATAGCGACACATGTCGAGCCCACAAGAATTCTCATCTCACCCTCTACACCCTCCAGTCTGGATAAATATTGGATAGCATATGGCGACTGACCTGGAAAGGCTTGTAGTTCAGCTATCGGCCGACATAAAGTCTTATGAGCGTGCCGTGGGGCGTGCTGTTGGCCTTACCAACAAACAAATGGGCGCCATAGAGCGCCGCGCCAGCCAGATGAACAAAAGGCTGGACTCTATCTTTTCCAAGTCGTTCAACGGGTTAACCGCACCGCTGGCCGGTGTTGGCGCAGCGTTCGGCGCAAAGCAGATCAGCGACTATGCCGATGCGTGGACGGTGGCAGGCAACAAGATCGCGGCGGCTTCGCAGATCGCAGGTCGTCAAGGTCGGTCCCTTGAGGGCGTCAACGAAATCGCCAATCGAACCCGGTCGAGCCTTGAATCGACCACTGATCTGTATGCGAAGCTGCTCAGATCAACCGGCGCGGTGGCGAGTTCGGAAGAAGAGGTCGCCCGCGCAACAGAAATCGTTAACAAGGCTTTTAAGGCCGGTGGCGCCGCAACCAGTGAGCAAACGGCTGGCATTCTTCAGTTAAGCCAGGCGCTGGGATCCGGCTTGCTGCAGGGCGACGAGTTGCGATCGCTGCGTGAGAACGCGCCGCTTATCGCGCAGGCCATTGCCGACGAATTCAAGACGACTATCGCGGGCCTTAAGCAACTTGGGGCAGACGGCGAACTAACAACGGATCGCGTTTTTAAGGCTATCCTGAGTGCGCAGCCGAAGATTGAGGCGGCCTTTTCAAAGACCAACTCAACCATTGCTGACGGCATCACCAGGGTCAACAATGCGTTCACCCAGTATATTGGGCAGACAGATTCCGGTCTGGGCGCATCGCAGAGGCTTGTGGCCGGGCTTACCGCGCTAGCCGACAATTTTGACAACACCGCCGATATCGTTCTGAAACTGGCGTCGGTGATTGCCGGCGCGCTCGTGGGACGCTCAATTGTTGGCATGATCCGCAGCCTTGGTTTGGCAACGAATGCGGTCGTGTCGCTTGTTGGCGCACTTCGAACAGCATCAAGCATGTCCGGGCTCCTTGCTGCTTTTGGTGGTCTAGGGGCTGCTGCTGGACCACTTGGGATGGTCATCGGGAGTACGGTGGTTGGTGCGCTCGCGCTGTTTGCAAGCTCCTCTTCCGAGGCGAGTGCAGCGGCAAAGACTTATGCGGACGCGTTGGCCGAAGTGGAGGCGGCCGCGAACCGGGTTCCCTCGGCTGTAGAAGGTGCCGCCACAAAAATCAGCGAGAAAACTAGAAACGTCCTAATGGCGGGTGTGGCGGAAGGGGTTAATGCGATTGACGAGGCCAGGGCGGCTGTTGAAGAGCTTTTCGATTTTCTGACGCAAAGCGTGGAAATTTCGATGGTATCGGAAGACCAGCTGCGCCAGCTTCGTGAGCTCAAGGAGCGTTTTGACGACGGGTCTGCATCGGCGGAAGAAACGCAGCAGGCGCTCTACGGACTAGCGAATTCGAACCCAGACTTCCAAGAAATCGCCGATCGCTTCGAACCTCTTTTGACAACGTTGCGAAACGCTATCGCGGCGACCGACTTGCTGAAAACCAAGCTTGCCGATGTGCCGTCAGGTCCGTCGTTCCGTACCTCCGAAATTCAGTCGATGAGCGACTATGAGGAGCTGAAAAGGGCCGGCAACGCATTCGTCAAAGAAGCGGAGCGTCGTAACGCCCTGTCGAAGGAGCAGTTGGCACTTGAGGAAGAAATAGCCAAGGTAAAAAAGGCGGCCGATAAAGAAGGCGCCGCCCTTACCGAAAAACAGATCAAGGCTATCGCTGAAGCAAACATCGCCGCAGACGAGAGACGTTCTCAAGAAAGCAAAAAGCCCAAGAAAACCCCGTCCGCTCCGCGCACCGCGGAAAGTCGATTCAATGATGACATTCAGACGGTGCGAGACAGAACCGCTGCACTGATTCAGGAAGCACAGGCGGTAGGTCTCTCGTACCGCGAGCAAGAAAAGCGCAGAATGGCGCTCGACCTTGAACAGGCTGCACTTGCGGACCTCCGCGAGGAGGCGCGCAAGAAGGGCCAGACTGACTTTTCGAATATCAAGCTTACCGAAGAGCAGATTGCCAAGATCGATGCTGTTTCGGCCGCATACGCCAAGCAGGCGGATGAGCTGCGCAAGGTGCAGGAAGCGCAAGACCGGGCCGAGCAGGCCGCTTCCGATTTTTACGAAAGCTTCAAAGACGGCGTCCTGGACGCGATCACGGGGGCGGAAAGCCTCAGCGATGCGTTGTCCGGGGTTCTGAAGAAGCTTTCCGAGATGCTCCTTAACTCGGCCTTCGACGCCCTGTTTAAGCCCTCTAGTGGCGGCTCTACAGGTGGCACGTACGGGGGCATTTTGGGCAGCTTGGGGAAACTTCTCGGCTTCAACAAAGGTGGCGTTGTCCACGCGGCTACGGGGGGGCAAATCCGCGGCCCCGGCGGCCCGCGCAGCGACAGCATACCGGCGCGCCTCAGCGATGGGGAGTTTGTCGTAAACGCTGCGGCTACCAAGCGAAATCTAAAACTGCTGAATGCGATTAACAGCGGGAAGATTGCTTCGTTCGCGGATGGTGGCCCAGTCATCCGTGCTCCAATGATCCCACGGTTGCTGACGCCGGCCAACAACAATTCGCCAAACATCACCTTTGCCCCAGTCATTGACGCGCGCGGCGCGGATAGCGCAGCGGTGGCAAGACTCGAGCAAGTCGTTGCGAAACAGCAGCAAGAGTTTCAGGCCCGCGTTGTGCACACGGTGCGACAGGCGCAAAAGACGCGAAACTTGTAGGGGGATGATCCCTTGTCAATCACATTCCCCTATAACTTCCTAGATGAGTTTCCGGGGTGGTCGACGGAGTTCGACCTTCTTTGGCGGCAGGAACAAAGCCGCACCGCTTCCGGGCAGACTTTTGTTAAGGATTTCGGTTCGCCACTATGGAGAGCAACATATCAGTCGCGCGTCATGAAGCCCAACGAACTGGACATGTGGCGCGCTCGCCTTAAGGCGCTTGAAAACGGGCTGAACCAATTCATCGCGTGGCCGAAAAGCAGATGCTATCCGATTGCCTATCCAAACGGCACCGGTATGGGTAATGTTTCTGCGGTGCAGGTCGGCAGCATCAATGTGAACCGGAAGGCTATTACGTTGAAAGGGCTGCCTGTCGGCTACTCGCTCCGGATTGGCGATTACATTCAAATCGGCAATTACAACCTGCACCAGGTGAGTGAGGCGCGTACTGCCGGGGCGTCCGGGACCACTACGGAATTCGAAGTAAGGCCGCACTTATGGCCCATGACTGCCGTCAATGACCCTGTGGTGCTGGTGCGCCCGTCGTGTCTCATGACACTGGTCCCCGACAGTTTGAGCACAACAGCCGACTTGTCGACTGGGCGCGGTTCCCTGACGTTTCAGGCGGTGGAAAGCCGCTAGGGAGTATCACAATTGCGCAATATCTCCGCACAGAACCTGGCGGCGCTTCAAGCGCGCCAGCTGGTGGCCCGCGACTTTTTGTGGCTTACGGCGCGCTCTCTGCAAACGGGCGCACCGTTTTCATATGGATTTTGGTCAGACATCGGCGACGTATCAGCGCCGGTTCTGAATCCCAATACTGGTCTCTCGGAGACTCGGAACTTCGAGGGATCAGGTACCCTTATTCAAATCAGCGACGTTCCATTGGTGTCGAATGTTTCGGTCCAGAACGTCACAATCCAGATGTCGCAACTCGACCCTGCAGTCGAGAATATCGTCCGTGGTTACGACCTAAAGCAGGCCCCGGTAGAGATATATCGCGGCCTTTTCGATCCGAACAGCCGACAGATTGTGGCGCCGGCGCTGTGTCGCTTTGTTGGGTTTGTTGACACGCTGGAAATCACCACTCCCAAGGAAAACGAAGCGGGGGGCATTTCACTAACGTGCGCGTCTCACACCCAAGAAATGACACGGGGAAACCCGGATACACGCTCCAATGAGAGCCAAAAGAAGAGACTTTCAACGGACAATTTCTTCGAGGATACGACTGTTGTAGCCGAGTGGGAGCATTTCTGGGGGCGCAAGAAGGGAAAGGTCAGCGTCACGGCACCAACAAGGCAGATGACCGGTGTTATACTTTCCGGGACGCCCAGATGATCAGGGAAGCCGCAGAGCGGGACCGGATGCGCGTTCTAATGATGGCGCGTGACTTCCATGCCGCGTCTGGCATTCCCGTGCCATTCAGCGCAGCCTACGCAAATTCGCTGTTCACCACCACGCTCTCAGACGAAAACCGTCTGTGTTTGGTTTATGCGCCGGGCGACGTAGCGCAAGGCGTTCTTGCGGCGCAGGTGACGCAACTGGCTATAGCCTCGGTGAAGGCTGCCACGGAAATCATGTGGTGGATTGAGCCAGCGCATCGCGGACGCGCCGCAATCCAAATGCTTGAAGCATACGAGGCTTGGGCGCGAGAGCGCGGGTGTCAATTCGCGAACATGGTTGGCTTGGGCAACGATCCCGAGCCCGCGAGACTCTATGAGCGCCGCGGCTACACGCCAGCCGAGCGCCACTTCGTGAAGCAGCTTTAGCCGCAACGCACCATAGAGGCGGCACTACTAGTTTCAGGATACATCGATGGCTGTTTTTACAGGTATCGTGTCCGCCATTGGCGGCGCGATAGCCTCTGTTTCGTCGTTCATCGGCGGTCTTGGTGCCGTCGGCACTTTTCTCCTTAAGACTGCAGTCGGGGTTGGCCTTAACCTCTTGGCCAAGGCCATTGCCGGCAAGCCAGAGAAACCGCAGTTCAGCGTTCAGGGACAATTGCAGGCCGGTGGCGATGTTCCTCGTTCTTTTATCTTCGGCCGAACCGTTACGGCGGGCTCCTTGGTCTATGCCAACACGTGGGGCAAAGAAGGCAAGACGCCAAATGCGTATTTCACCCAGGTCATCGCGCTCTCTGATATCCCGATCGCGGGCATCAGTCAGCTTTGGGTGAACGGTGAGCCGGTCACCATTGATACTAATGACACCTCATATGGAGACTGGGGCTATCCGGTCACTGAATACAAGACCGACGGCAATAACAACCATATGTGGGTCAAATTTTACGACGGCACACAAACCGCCGCCGACCCGTTTTTGGTTAACACGGTGTCAAACGGCACCCGTCCATGGCAAGCAACTCGCGTCGGACGTGGTGTGGCTTATGCCATCATTACATCGGAAGTAGACGAGGAACTGTTCACCGGCTTCCCGCAATTCAAGTTCGAGGTTCAAGGCTCCAAGCTCTACGACATCTCTAAGGACTCGACCGCTGGTGGCAACGGCCCGCAGCGTCGTTCTGATCCTTCAACGTGGGGCGGCGATGGCGACGACCTGCCCGCGGTGCAGATCTTCAATCTGCTTTCCGGAATCACGTACGAAAATTCGTGGCTTTACGGCCTGCAGAATCTTCCTTCGGCACGGCTCCCCGCCGCTGACTGGATTGCGCAAATCAATAAGTGCCGCGCGCAGGTACAGGGTCCAAACGGACTTGAGCCACAATACCTGACGGGTGGGGAGATCCACGTCGGTGCGCAGATTGCCGACGCGATCGAGGCAATTCTTACTGGTTGTCAGGGGCGGCTCTCCGAAAGCGGTGGCGTCTATAAGGTTCATGTTGGTGAGCCGGACGCGCCAGTGTTTGCCTTTTCAGACGGCGATATCCTGTCCACGGAAGAGCAGTCCTTCACGCCCTTCTTCGGTCTCGCTGATACGATCAATGGCATCAACGCCACATATCCAGAGCCGGCTGAGGGGTGGAATACCAAGACAGCCCCAGCGCTATACAATACTACGTATGAGGCGCAGGACGGTAATCGGCGTCTGATGGCTGATGTCCAGTTGGACATGGTTTATCGCTCCAGCCAAGTGCAGCGGCTAATGAAGTCGGCTCTGGCGGAAGGGCGCAGGGCTCGGCGACATACGTTCGTGTTGCCGCCAAGCGCATGGATTCTTGAGCCTGGCGACGTTGTGTCGTTCACGTCTGAGCGCAATGGCTATCAGAGCAAGTTGATGCGCGTCGACGGTGTGGTCGACCGCGGCAATCTTGATGTCATGGTTGACCTTACGGAGGTCGACCCCACTGATTACGACTGGAACCAGCAGACGGATTATACGCCGCCTGTGTTCGGCCCGGTCGGCCCGGTACGACCTTCGCCGCAACCGATCATCGATTGGTTTGCCGAACCAGCCGTTGTGCCGGATAACGCCGGTAAGCCGCGGCGCCCCGCAATCAAACTGTCATGGGACGGCGATCAGCCGGATGTAGCGGCGGTCGAGTTTGAGGTGCGGCTTACCTCGTCGTTGGTTGTTGTTTATACCGGACGCACGGATCAGCCAGAAGCCGGATCTCTGCTTATCAGTCAAGGCTTGCTCCCAAACACTCAATATGGGGTGAGGGGGCGGTACAAGCCCATATCAGATAGGCCGACGCTTTGGTCTGATTGGCTCCCCGTCACGACGCCCGATGTCCTCCTCGGCAAGGATGATGTCTATTTCGATATCGACATTGGCGATCTGAATAACACTGTTCAAGAAGCCCTGGGCTGGCTGGGCGACAGCCTGCGCTACGTGCAGGAAGAGCTCGACCGTATCGGCGCGATGGCGACCGAGCAGGACGGCGGCAACTATTTCGACAAGAAGCAGCTTCGCACCGAACTGTCGGTCACGGCCGAAGGGCTTCGGGCGGATTACACGCTCCAGATCGCGGCGGCCGTGGGGCCTGGCTCGGCCATCGTGTCGCGCATCGAGGCGCTTGAGGTCCAGGTCAACAATGATATCGCCCAGGCCGTCGATCTGCTCTCCACCGAAATCTCGACGGTCAATGATCAGGTCGTGGCCAACGCCAATGCCATTACGGCGCTGAGCGCGACCGTCGATGGCATTTCCGCCAGTGTGACGGTGCGCGGGCAGGCGCAGGCATCGCCTGGCGGTGGATGGGCGCGCTATGGCATCGAGGTCAAGACCGGCAGCGGCAATGACTGGTCGAGCGCGGCGTTCTTCCTCGATACCAATGGATCGACGAGCAGAGCGGTGTTTCTCGTCGATCAGTTCGTGATCTCGGATCCCTCGGGAAACATCGCCAGCCCGTTCATATTCCAGAATGGCATTGCCCGCATGCAGAATGCATGGATCGGCGATGTGCAGTTCAATTCACTGTCCTCGTCGAACGGAAAATGGATCGCGCGGGGATACGGCAACTTCGCGGATTTGAGGATCTTCGCATGACCTATCTCGCCATCGGTTACAAATATGGCTATGGGCCGGGCGTCTGGGTCGTGAAGGACGATTCCACCGACTACCTCACGACCAGCCCATATGATTTCGGGAAGTTCTTCTTCAACTCCGAGATCCAGGCAATCTCGTACACCAAGGCACCGTGGAAGCAGTCGTTCTTCTCGACGGACGGTGCGGGGTGGAACTATATCGGCGGGAGCGCCGCGACCTGCTCGCGCGCCATATCGACGACGAGCGTGTCGGGCCTCCTGCAGAGCAACGTCTACTCCTTCCCTCAGAAGCTATTTCCGGGGGACGCCTTCCGACCAATCACCGAGGCCCGTATCCGCGACCGCAGCACCGGCAAGGTATATGCCGCCAAACGCGACAAGACCTATGTCGTCAATACTTCTTCCCAGCAGCACGGAATTGTGACGGCCTATCAATTTCCGGCCGTCACGATGACGCTGTCCAACACCGGCACGGGCGATTGGCATGGCCAGATCATCAATTCGGATTTTTCGGGCCGTATCGGCGAATGGTTCGTGCGATATGGGGATACGCTTGACGGCCGTGCCGGTGGAAGCCCTACCACCATCAACCGCGGCACATTCAGCGGCAACACATACCCCGACAAGGATATCATCACGATCACATGGGATTTACCGGCGGATGACAATGGCATCCCAATTCCCACCGCGCCAGTGCAAGCCGGTCAGGAGAATGTACGTCTCGACTCCAATGGATTTATCGTCACCAGGCCGGGCTTCACCGTTGATGGCTCCGCTGGTCGCCAGAGAGTAATCGACAGCACGCGCAATCCGCCTCTTTGCATCATGGCGGGGGAAACCGGGGCTATCGGCTCGGGCGGTTCATTCTTTGTCGCCGGACCGCCGGGCATCGATCTGTCCTATGACACCGTCGTCGATATCATGGCGCGGACGACGAGCACATCCTATTATGTGCCGGCGTGGATCATCACCGGCTACACGCCTAACTACAACAACGCGCTTTCTTATATCGTCTCATCGAACGGTATCACGTTTTACAATGACGGAGAGGAGACGCTGATCGTCCGCTATGCCGTCTTTGGGGTGGATTTCCGGGCGCCTTCCACGGGCGGCAGCGAGATAATGCGCCGTGCCAATGACGGAACACGCGACTATATTCAGATCAAGAAGCCCGGCAGTTCCGACGCCGCGCCGCTGCCGAATGACATCCTGCTGGACACCCGGTTTCCTACGCTCCAGATCGTATCCGAAGGCTATCTGCCGATCGGCTCTTTCAACGAGGCGGCGGATGACCAGAGAGCTGGCAACGTCGGCAAGACGGTGAGCTTCACCAACAGCGGCTTCTGGCCGTTCCTGAAATATTCGATCTATTTCGGCAGCTACATCCTGCCGCCAATGTGGGCCGAAATCCTGCACTATCCATCGGGAGCCTATAACCACCGCCCCACCAACCAAAGCTGCGTGGCACGGGTTGAGGACACCTATGTGAAATTCAACCTCTCGCCTGGCAACCCGAGCAACATGACAAGCCCGTCGAGCGGGCAGTGGGAACTGCGCAACGATTATCCAGATCCGCTCGGCATCCGCTACTATATCTTCGCCATTCCGCGCTGACGACCCGAAAAATCAGCATTGCACCACCCGCCATCGCGGGAAGGAGACCCTATGCCCGAACCCCAGACAAACCGCGCCCAGATCGGTGTTGACGCCATCGCCAATGAGGCATTGGCACTCGTCGATTTCTATAAAAGCCGCGTCCTCACCCTCGCCAATGAAATGCTCCAGATGAAGCGCACAATCATGGATCTGCAAGCGCAACTCCATGCGCAGCCCCCGAAGGCCGATCCCGATCCGTCCGTTCATTCGGCGCAGGAGGAATAGCCATGGCCATTCGCCCGGACTGGACCGTTGGCACCCTCAATCTCACGTCAGGATCGGTGAATTTCACCACCACGGGATCGGCGCTGCAAACAGCCGGGGTTGAGGCCGGCGATGAGATCATCACCAGCAGCGGTCATGTCCTGATCATCGCCAGCGTCACGGGGCAAAACGCGGGAACCCTCTATCAGCCGTGCCCCGCTGGTGCCGCTGGCACCGGTCAGCCGCTCCGCATCCGGTTCCAGCCTGACGGCAGCCGCTATCAGGGCGCGGCGCGCGATCTTATCAATCTCGACCAGAACGGCAATATCAGTGCGCTCTCTGGCCTCACCGGTGCCCCCGACAAGATGCCGTATTTCACAGGTGCCGGAACGATGGCGCTGGCGGGGTTCCCTGCGGCCGCTCGCGCTCTCCTCAACCTGACCGGCACCGCTGCTGCTGATCAGATCCCGTATCTGACAGGCACAGGCGCCGCAGCGCTGACGGGGTTGTCTGCCTTTATGCGGACGGTTCTGGATGATGCGGATGCCGCGACGGCGCTAAATACAATCACGAATAACACGCGGCTGGGTGCGATCGCCTCTGGCTCACTAGATTTTGATGCCATCACGGAGACGGGTGTATATGGCGGCGATAGCGCTACCGCGAACCGACCAGGGAATGCGGGAAATTGGCTCGTGCTCCACATGGCGCGGACATCGACCATCCATGCTCAACTTGCCTTGAGCCGGGCCAGTTATGATGTGCAATATCGCTACAACAACGGGTCGGCGTGGCAACCCTGGCGCGGAATGCTCGTTGAGCGCGGCAGCAATGCCAATGGCGAATATACACGATTCCCCGATGGGACGCAGATTTGCTGGCGCAATTACATCGCAAACGCCGCTGCGCCATGGGCTGCTACGTTCAGTGCAGCACCCATGGCCGTGGCGACCGTAGCCGGTGGCGGCAACACGCGGATAGCCACCTTTTCGAGCACTCCCACCACGACAAACGTTACCGTTCAGGTGAATACTGAGGCGGGCGGGGCGTCCTCTTCACCCGGCTATGTTGTCGGCTTCGGGAGGTGGTTCTGATGCAGATATCATTGTCTCCAATTCGCTCGGACGAGGAACTTAGTGTCAGCAAGGCCGGCGACGTTTTAACGATCAACGGCGACGTGTTCGACTTTTCCGAAGTTCCGGATGGCGCGACTGTCCTCGCCGAAGGGGTTCCATGTGATTGGATTATCGGCCCCGTTGAGCGCGTGGACGGTGAATTGCGCCTCACGCTACTCCTGCCGCATGGTTCCAATCCGTCGCCGGAAGTGGCATTTCCAGAGCCAATGATTAATCCGCCGGACGGCCAGCTTGATCTGCCGCGCGATCCCGAACCCGTGGAGGAAAACGCCGATGTGGAAGCCTGATCCGTCTGTCATCATCACGGCCGAAGCGAAAGCGGCCGCTGCACGTGATGCGCTCCTGGCACAATTCTCCAGCGCGATACAGTCCCACCTCGACACCAAGGCCCGCGAGCGGGACTACGACGACATGTGGAGCGCCATCACTTATCGGGATGATCCGAACCCGCAGTTTGCGGCTGAGGGGCAGGCGCTGTTCGAATGGCGATCCGATGTCTGGACCTATGCCACGACGGAACTCGCCAGAGTGACGGCCGGCGAGCGGGAAATTCCGACTGTCGAGGAGTTCCTGGTCGAGCTGCCCGTCTTCACGTGGCCTGACGTTCAGCCGGCATCACAGCCGGAATAATCCCGGCCCACACAACGACGGCTGCCATGACGGCCAAACAGATCAACAGGGCTGCGGCTCGATAGAACTGTATGCCCTTCTCAATTCGGTATAGTGATGACCAGCGCCTTGCGACCCAGCCATTCATCCGTCATCCGGAAGGAAATACCGTCAAGCCATAATGTGTCCCTGTCGAACGACGTGATCATGCGGCCATCTTTTAGGAGAGCCGAGAATTCGCCCAACACATTGATGCGTGCGATTAACTCACGAATAGTCATGGTGTGAATCATGGGGTTACCTTCTCCGTCGCGACGCGCCTGCGGCCCCGGCTAAGCCGCATCTGCTACACGTTTAAGGTGAGCGTCGTATTTTCTTCTGATTACGTCTTCGATGTCCTTTGCGAATTCCGGGCGCGCTACCTGCTTTACGATTTTCCTGACCTTCATAGCGTCCATAATCTTTTGCGTTGAGGTCAGCCCAGACCAGGTGCCCCCGCCGTGGTGACGGTAGACGGACAGTGGTTCGTTTATGTATCCGATGGGGCCAAATTGTTCGAGAAAGAAGGCCACGGTAATCTCAGACAGGCGGTGATAATAGGCGTAGTGAGGCAGCTTCCTTATTAGGTCGGCGCGGAACATACACGACGAGAAATTGACGATCAGGTTCATGTCGGGATCGTTGACAAAGTCCTCGCCGGTAAGCTTGTTGTGGACAAGGTTTTCTTGCCGCTCAAGCGTGCGGAATTCTACCTTTCCGTTCTTCTCAACAAGCATTTTGATCTTTGAAAAGACCATTGAGCAGTCTTGGTGCTCTCGCATGAACGACAACTTTTTCGCCAGGTTGCGCGTGTCATCCCAATAGTCGTCGCCTTCAAGAACGGCAATATACTCACCAGCAGCTGCCTCGAAGCAGCGCCTGAAATTCTCCGATATTCCCATGTTGTGAGGCACAGAGATGTTGCGTGCATGAGCTTTGTGCTTGTTGCAAAAATCTTGAATGATTTCGGCTGTTTTATCCGTTGATCCGTCATCGGATATGAGGATTTCGAATGTGAAGTCACCCTTCTGCTCAGCGATGCTTTCGAGCGCCTTAGCAATGAATTTCTCTTGGTTGTAGGAGAGCACAATTATCGAAACTGTGTCTTTAATGCGGTGCTTTCTATGTATTTGAACCCGTGCTAACGCGTAAGACTCTGCCTTCGTGATACGGTCGCTGGCCTGTTCGTCATTGTAATCCATGACAATGCGCTGGATATAAGCCGGAGGATACTCCTTCGTGTATCGCAGTATGAGTTCCCAATCGACAAGGCGCTTTAATCCTGGGTCGAAGCCGCCGAGTGATATGTAACAGGATCGGTGGTGGCAGAACGCCCCAATATCGATGAAGTTCTCCACGACAAGTTTCTCATAGTCGAACGGCCTGCCGCCGACCTTTGTGCTTCCCTTAACGGCGAAGTTAGCGTAGTGCGTTAAGGATGATGGGTGCTCAATGATTGACCCCGCGAACGTAGCCAGGAAGTCTGGCCTAAGTGTGTTGTCAGAGTCTAGGTAAACTATCCAATCATTGGAGGCTTTAGAGAGTCCGACGTTACGAGCGAAGCAGACGCCAGAAGGAGTCTCGCATCTCACATAAACAAACCTTCCGCTCTTGAACTCGCGCTGGTATTTGGCTTTGACCAGATGCTCTGTTCCGTCGGAAGAGCCATCGTCAACTAAAATGAATTGATAATTCTGATGCGTTTGGTCGATTAGTGAATCTATGGCATCCACAATACAGTGCGCCCGGTTTCGTGTGGGCATAATCACAGAGAACGATATAGCCGACAGGTCTCCGTTCCAGATCCTTGACGAAGCACTCAACCGTACAGGGCCGTCGTGCGGCACGACCCTTCTTCCCTCAGCCCTGCCGTTGCGAATATAGTGCAACAGTGGATTGGCGCCGGCTTTCCTAACATCTGGGTACATTCTCAGATATACCGCGCCACTAAAGGACGGCCCTGGGCTGCGGTTCAGTCTTGCCCCGAACCGCAAATAGTGTTCGATGGGATCCATTGCGAGCATTCCTACATCGCGATAGTTTTCAAGGTACCAATCCTCATCAAATATCTCCGATGCTTTGATGTCTCTGTAGTCCTGGATTGAATATTCGCGCGACCAATTGTTGAAGAACATTTTACCCACCTGGTGGATTTCTTCGATCCACACCCCGTTTTCGAATGATGCTCTTGCGCGTGCGACTAGCGCAGAACTTGTTCTTTTTGCTGATTTTGCCGATCTACAGATGGAGGCGCATTGGCGCTGAGGTGCGCGCGCAGTCAAAACGAAAGGCGACCTTACGCACCGCGTCAGGACGTCGAAAAATAAAACCATTACTGATGTAAGACATGCTAACCCCCGGCGTCTGCTGATCGGGGAGTTAGGAACTCACGCACAGCGGAGCGCCGCCGCCTTCGCCCTTGCGGGCTATTGTATACGCGGCGGCCTCCCCGACCATAATTACCGGAGAGTGCAATCACGGCTGCACCAGCCGCTGTGCGAGGGGTTCCTACGCCCCAGAGCATTGAGGATGCTCCGCGTCTTTTCTAGCAGCAAGCGTGCGGTTACGCAACTTTCAATCTTCAACTACAACTGAAGGTACTCATGAATCATACAACGTTCTTCGCGTATGCGAGGCGCGCGCCTTTTGGCGGTCGCTTGTCGCAGGCGCAGGTAGACGGCACAAGCGCCATCCTGGCTGAAGCCGAACGCCGCGGCGTGGCTGACGAGGCGCTGGCCTATGTCCTCGCAACGACGTTCCACGAGACGGGCGGCAAGATGCAGCCCATCGAGGAAAATCTTAACTACACCTCCGCGGCGCGCATTAAGCAGGTTTGGCCGTCGCGCTTCCCGACCATCGCTAGCGCGCAGCCCTACGTTCGAAACCCGCAGAAGCTGGCAAACAAGGTGTATGGCGGCCGGATGGGCAACACGGGACCGGACGACGGGTGGCGCTATCGCGGTCGAGGACTGCCGCAGATCACGGGAAAGGACAATTATAAGAAGTTCGGACTTGGCGACGCGCCGGAGAAGGCGCTGGAAATTACAACCGCTGTCCGTGTTCTGTTTGACGGCATGCTGCAGGGCAAGTTCACGGGCCGCAAGCTGTCGGACTATTTCGGCGATGGCAAAGAGGATCCGGTCGGCGCCAGGGCCATCGTTAACGGCAAGGACAAGGCGACGCTGATTGCGGGCTACTACCGCAACTTCCTCGACAGCATCCGAGCCGCGCGGGAGGGAAAGCTTGCCGCAGTGGACGATGCAAGACCTGATGACGTGCCGCTGGCCGAAAGCCCCGCTGTAAAGCTGATGCTTGCCGGCGGCGGCGGAACGCTGGTGACGAGTTTTATCGGCGCCGTGTCCAATCCTTGGGCATTCGCGACCGTAGCGTTCATCGTTGTAGTGGCCGCTGCGGGCTTCTGGCTCTGGAAAAGTGGTCGCCTGGAACTGAAAAGGGGCGGCGCGTGATAGCTGCCCTTTGGTCTAAAGCCTGTGGCTATTTGATTGCTGCCGGGGCCGGGATCGCCTTTCTCGTCGCTGTTTACGCGAAAGGAAAGGCAGACGCAGTAGCAGCGCAAAAGGCCGAACACTACGAAACTGTTAAGCAGGCGCGAGAGATCGAGCATGAAGTTCAAAACCTTGATGGCGACGACGTTGATCGTCGCCTCTCTCAGTGGATGCGCGACAAGTAGCTACTGCGACTTGGCTCGCCCAGTCAGGCCGAGCATTGAAGACACGCTGACTGAAGGTACAAAGCGCCAGATACTGGCGGAAAATGAAAAACTGGCAAAACTGTGCGGGGTTCGGCCATGACTGCAAAATGGTGGCTCGCGGCGCTTTGGATGAGCGTCGCGGTCAGGGGGGTTATTGGATGACGGGCGGCGAACTCATGGCTGTTGTGGGCTTCATCCTGATGCTGTTCGGTGCAGTATCGGCCGCCTTTTGGCGCATGTGGGGATTGATAAAGGACGCTGGGGAGAAGGGCGAGCGGGCGCAACGCGACCTTGCCGACCATAAGCTGCACGTCGCCACGACATACGTTACAAAGCAGGGGCAGGCCGAGCAAACGGCGCAATTGCTGCGCGCCATTGAGAATATCGGCAATCGCATCGATTCTATCAGTGAGCGCTTGGACAGAGCATTTGAGCGACCCGCGCGGACCCCTCCGCCATAATAATAGTACGACACATCGGCCCCGCTTCCGAAAGGAGCGGGGCTTTTTTTTGTTGCGCTCGCCGTAAATGTAATATGCGAAAAAGCATTTACACTTGACACAAAAGGCGAAATCGCATATTGTGGATACATACAAGAATCGCTCCATCGGGGCGCACACCACTGCAGGAGACCACCACATGTCACTTACCGTCGTTGTGGCGCTAGCTGCGCTGCTGGCAATTCTGACGCCATTAGCGTCTTTGGCAATTGATGCTCTGAGGAGAGGTTGATGGGAAAGTTTAAGATTGGGGGTAGGGTTCGCTGCCTTTTGGATGATGACATTCCTTCTGAGCGTCAGTGGGGAATCGACGCGGGGCTAGCGTGGCGCAGGGTGGCTGGGGATAGCGTAGTTTATACGGACTTAGGCATTTCGCGTGGCATGGAATATGGAATTGCGGCAGCAAGGGGCGCTGGCATTCCAGTGGAATATCGCAGCCTTGAGGAGAATGGCAACTAATGCCAACACCTACGATTACAGATGAACAAATCGCGCGCACCGTAGAGGTTCGCGCGCGCCATAGATTCAACACGCAGGCCGCAGCAGAACTTGGCGTAGACGAAAAGACGGTGCGCCGTCATCTGGCGCTTGCGGCAGAGCGCGGCTTGCTCGGCACGGATCCTGTGCTGCCGGGATACGCGATCAAGAGCGTCGCCAGCAAGACGCCTGATGGCGCGTGGGTGAAGCAGACGAAGGAGCACGGCGCCCCATTTGAGGTTCCGGCTGGCCATGCCGTGAAAGGCGTCTCTGCTCTTGTCGACGCGGAAGGAAGAACGATACAGCAATGGGTGAAGACTCGAGAGCAGCCGTCTGCAATCGATGTTGCCGAGACGCTGAAGGCCGCCTTTGAAAACTGGGAGCCCGCAGCGCCAGCGGTCGTCGCGCCCTCCGCCACCGATACGGATTTGCTGAGCCTCATTCCGTGCAACGACTGGCACGTCGGCATGTTTGCATGGTCTCGAGAAACAGACCAGAACTGGGACCTGAAAATTGCGGAAAGGGTGATTGGCGCAGCTGTCGAGGGCGCCATAGCGCGCTCCCCTTCTTGCCACACTGCGATTGTTCTTGGTGGCGGCGATCTGACTCACGCCGACAACAACGACAACCGCACCAAACGCTCTGGCAACGTTCTCGATGTAGACGGGAGGCACCAGAAGGTTGTCGAGAAAGCGGGCGAACTTATGGCCCGTACAGTGGACGCCGCACTACGTAGACACAGCCGAGTAATAGTGCGCAATCTGAAGGGGAACCACGACGACGAGACGGCGCCGGCGATTGCTTGGTTTCTCAAGGCTTGGTACCGGCACGAGCCGCGGGTGTACGTGGATTTGGATCAGTCGCTGTTTTTCTATCATCAGCACGGCTTGGTGATGAATGCGGCGACGCACGGTCACGCTGCGAAGCTCAAGGACATGCCACAGATCATGGCGCACCGGCGTCCCGAGATGTGGGGCTCCACGCGCTTTCGTTACGCCCATGGATTCCACGTTCATCACAAATCAGGGTTCGTAACAGAGGGAGGCGGCGTGGTGTGCGAGTCTCACCAAGCGCCCATACCGCAAGACGCGTGGCATTACGGAGCGGGATTCCTATCAGGTCGCTCAATCCAAACCATCAGCTACCACAAGAGTTATGGAGAGATTGGTCGCGTGCGTGAGGCCGTACTTGATGGCGGCCACGTTGCAGCGAACGACAATGAGTCTATGAGGGCGGCGGCATGAAGGTAACGGCTGGTAGACTTAAGCAATGGCTTCACTATGACCCAGAGACGGGAGTGTTCACCTGGATAAAGAAGGCGGGACGCAATCTGCCGGGATCGATTGCGGGAACTCTTCGGGATGACGGATACATCCGCATCCAAGTTGAGGGTGAACGGCGCTACGCGTCACACTGGGCATGGCTTTATATGACCGGATTCCTTCCAGAGAATGAAGTGGACCATGAGGACAGGAACAGGGCTAACAACGCTTGGAGCAATCTTAGAGCGGCGACGAAGTCGCAGAATTGCGCCAACCGTCCGCAGAGTGGCAGAAGGGCGAGCGGACTCCCGAGAGGTGTTGCTGTAAGGGGCAAAAAGTTTGTGTCTCAAATCCGGGTTCGCGGCGTTCCAAGGTATTTAGGAATTTACGACACGCCAGAAGAGGCACACGAGGCATACGCGCAAGTAGCGTCGTTAGAGTTTGGTGAATTCGCAACCGCAAAGCGGCAGGCCGCGAACGACAACAACAGGAAAGAGGAGAGGACGGCGTGAAAATTGAGATACAGCGCAACGAAACTAGCCAGCCCATCGTGTATGAGGGCGCTCTCAACGCATATACCAAGGGGCCAATGTACTGCGTTCTATTCGAGAAGGATGGCGCGCGAGTCACGCATAAGTTCCCGCTTTGCTCTCTGTTCCGGGTGGTGGAGGACTACATGCCAAGCAAGATGGCTTCGTCATGACCACCCAAACCAAACATTGGGACACGGTAGCGCGCTGCTACGTTGAAGGCACGGACACGACGCCGGCGGAGACGTTCGGCCCGCCGCATATGTATGGTTTGCACGGAGACGTGGACATTGCGCAGCCAATTATAAGCAAGCCGCGCTTTGCTTATAACGATAACGAGCCTGCTGCCGCGCAACCGGAGCGCAAAGGCGATTGGATGCAAACCTACACCGGCCGCCAGTTCTGGCCGCTAGATCCGCGCGCCGACGAAGTGCACATCGAGGACATCGCGCACGCGCTTTCGATGCAGTGCCGCTACGCCGGCCATTGTAAGCGCTTCTACAGCGTCGCCGAGCACAGCGTGCATTTGGCGCGGCACGTCTCGCCAGCAAACGCCTTATGGGCGCTGCTGCATGACGCCAGCGAGGCATACCTCGTAGATGTACCGCGCCCAGTAAAGCCTTACCTGGCCGGCTATAAGGACGCAGAGGCGAAGGTGATGGCTGCGGTGTGCGAACGCTTTGGGTTGCCGCACAAGATGCCAGCAGAGGTCCACTGGGCCGACACAGCCATCATCGGTGATGAGCGCGCCAATATGGCCCCGTGCGTGGCGGAATGGTATGCCACCGGACCGGGGCTAGGGGTTGAATTGCAATACTGGTCACCGGAAGAAGCGGAGCGCGAATTCCTGGCAGAATTCGAGCGACTTCAGAACATGAGGGCCGCGGCGCGAGCAAGATACCAGCAGATATAGAGGATGCAGCTTGTCGTTTATGCGAGCAGCATCTTGGGTGGGCCACGACAGAAATAGTCATGAAGGCAATTCTTGCAGAACGCAAGCGATGTGCGGAAGTTGCGCGCGATATTTACGTACACGAAGAAGGTGAATACTGGATAGCTAACCGCATCGCCAACACTATCGAGGCAGGCAAATGAACCAGTTCCACGTAGGTCAGCAAGTCGTCTGTATTGACGACAAGGTGCCACTCGAAAACGGCTCGGTCGTCAAAGACGCCAATATCACGGAAGGCCAAATCTATACGGTTCGCTGGGTAGGAATGGCGTCTCACTATGTTTTTGGCGACTACCTCGGCGTAAAGCTTGAAGGCGTCGATAGCAAGTTCGGCGAGGCGTGGGGGTTGCCCGACGCACCATACGCAGCGCGTCGCTTCCGTCCGTTGGTAAAGGATCCAATTGCTATGTTCCGCAAGATGTTGGTCGATCCTGACAATGACGACGACGGTGGCGCCGTGAAGGAAAAAGAATTGGAGGAGGTTTGATGCAAGTCGGCAAAATCGAATATGCTCCAGACTATGGGATGGCTTCCTCACCTGCTGCGGTCGGCAAGCTTGCCCTTGCGACCAATAACGACTTACCGCGTATTGTGGCCTTCACAGGTGTAGCCGGTAGCGGAAAGTCAACTGCCAGTAGGCATCTGGTCGAGAAGCATGGCTATCAGCTTGTAAAGTTTGCCGGGCCACTGAAAGACATGCTGCGGGCGATTGGTTTGGGGGATGTGCATATCGAGGGGCCGCACAAAGAGACTGGCATTGCCATTCTGTCAGGGCGCACGCCGCGACACGCAATGCAGACCCTTGGAACTGAATGGGGCCGCAAATGCATGGGAGACGACTTCTGGATTAATCTGTGGCGCACGCGCGTGGATGGTATTTTGGCGTTCAATGGTCGCGTCGTGGTGGACGACTGTCGCTTTCCCAATGAGGCAACGGCCGTTCGCAAGATGGGTGGCGACATATACCGCATCGTTGGGCGCGGCGGGATATCAGGAGGTCATGAAAGTGAGCGCCAGGAATTTGAATTTGATTGCCTGATTGAAAATGACGGGCCTCTGCAGAATCTTCATGGCGCGATTGACGCCGCACTTGGGCGCTATCTTTAGACAACACCACCGCCCCGTTCGAAAGTTCGGGGCGGTTTTCTTTATTGACGGGTTCGCTTGTTTAAGCCGGCCTACTTAATTCCAGCTATGGCCGCCTTACCGCGTTCGCGTGCTTCATGAATTTCAGTCTCACTGAGATCCGCGGCGCGCTGAAACTTCTTGTCCCGGGGCCATGCCTGTGAAACGGCCAACGCAGCAAACTTCTCGTCAGCGAATGTCTCCGGGAAAATGCTCTCCAGCTCAGCGTAGGCCGCCTTCATCGCTGCAAGAAGCGAGGCAGCGCGCTTCGCATTTCCAGCCAATGCGGCCTTCCTCTCTGCTTCTTCTAATTCGGCTCGCTGCTTTTGCAATTCGGCAATCTTTGCGTCTATTTCTGCTACGGTAGGCAT